CGTTAAAAAATTAAGATTATGGCTATTTGTAAATGCCCGGCAGCAGCAGCGTTGCCAAACATTCCAAACTTTACGTGTGCCGAGAGTTTCGGACAGATTCAGAAAGTAGCGTTTCAGAGATTGTATAAAAACACCGGAGGAAAAAATTCATTTACCACGCCGGCGGGTATTGGGAAAAACGCGTCATGGACGCCGTTGTTATCGGCAGATGACGACACGAAAGTTGTTGTCTCCCCGTATATCCAAGCACCGACAGCAGAAGCAGGCGCACCCCGTACGTTCGGCGGAGGAAACGAAACGTTGGGCGGTATTGAAGAAATTATTGGACGTGAGCCAACCCCATTTACGGCGGTTATGCGTAAAATGCCGCAATCACTGATTAAAGCATTGAAAGATTTGCAATGTGAAAGCGATTCCCAAAATTTGGGGGTTTATTTGTTTGATGAAAACGGCGCAATTGGTGCATTGCAAGACCCGAAAATAACAACAACGCATTATCCTATTCCAATTCGTTCTTTGTTTATCGGGGATAAAACATTGGGAGGATTTGAGGCACCCGATAGCAACGCAATACAATGGACGTTTTTACCTAATTGGTCGGATGATTTGGCTATTATCGTACCGGAAGATTTTAACCCGCTAACAGACTTAAAAAATGCAGCAGCAGGGTAAACAAACAATTGTGACGTTGGAAAATGAAACATTGAAAACGACACGAGATTTTGAAGTTAGCCACGCCGAAAGACTTTTAAAAATGCCAAATAACGGCGGTTGGCAGTTACCGGAAAATAGTAAATTTGAATTTGACAAAGAAAATGGGCTTAGATATAAGAGAAATAAAAAAGCAGATAACGGAGCCACGGAACAAAGCGGCGATAAGTAGGGCGATTTACCACCAAAACCGCATACGATTTCATGCGGAAAAGGCGTTGACGCCATACATTACGCAACCCGTGACCGATTTTTTGGCTTATGTTTCAAACCTTATACCCGCAGACAAATTCAAAGTGTTCAAAACATTGTTCCGTTACCCCGTAAAGACAAACGAGGTAACGGGCGTTTGTTTTGATAAGTTGAGCCGCATTTTTGACGGTCGTAACCCGGCGTTCAATTATCAGTTTATGAACAGCGAACAAAGGGACGATTGGGAGTATTACAGACAACACGTATTGGAAGAACCCGAAATTTGGAGCACAAAGGGATGGGAATATTTCAAAACCGAAATTAACAGCGTATTAATTGTTGATTTGCCAAAAGAGCAATCCCCCGGCGATAATTACCCGCAACCGTACTTTTATTGGTTGCCAATAGAACACGTTATTTCATACAAGTCAGACAAAACAACGGGCGTTATGCGTTGGATAATATTCCGGCAGGACGACAACCGTATTGCCGTAATTGACGATGAACGATACCGGGTATTTACCGAGGAAAAAGGCAATATTGGCGAATTGCTGATTGATAGCCCGCACGATTTGGGATATTGCCCAGCACGTTTTTTTTGGGACGAACCATTGAGTTTGAGAGAACCGGACGTTAAGGCGTCCCCGTTAACAACCGAGTTGGAAAGTTTAGATTGGTTCCTTTTTTATCATTTATCAAAGAAAAATTTGGATATGTACGGGTCGTACCCGATTTATTCCGGATATGAACAAAGTTGCGATTTTACGAACGGCGAAAACGGCGATTATTGCGACGGCGGGTTTTTGAAAGATAAACAAGGCTATTATAAATTAGACCAAGCGGGTTTATTGATGCGTTGCCCGAAATGCGGAGATAAACGAATTGTCGGGGTTGGTTCATTCATTGAAATTCCGGTACCGGACGGCGACAAACAGCCGGATTTGCGCAACCCGGTTCAGATGTTGACCGTTGACCGTAATAGTTTGGATTATAACGTTAGCGAGGAAGAACGGTTGCGTACAAACATAATTACGGCGGTTGTTGGTACCAACGAGGGAATAACAACCCGTGAAGCATTAAATGAACAGCAAATTAAAGCCAATTTTGAAAGCCAAAGCACGGTATTAAACCGAGTAAAAAAAAGCTTTGAGGCGGCGCAAAAGTTCGTTGACGAAACCGTTTGCCGTTTGCGTTATGGAACAATGTTTGTTTCGGCAAAAATCAATTATGGCACCGAGTTTTATTTGTCTGATGCAACCCAATTGCGAGAACGTTATAAGATGGCGAAAGAAAGCGGAGCAAGCGAGGGGGAATTGGATGCGCTACAAAATCAGATTATCGAAACGGAGTACAGACACGACCCAATACAAATGCAACGTATGTTAGTGTTGGCAGAATTGGAGCCGTACCGACATTTGACACGTCCGGAAGTATTAGAATTGTACGAAAAACAGCTAATCACCGAGGATGAATTGCGCATTAAATTGAATTTCGCTAATTTTGTACGTAGGTTTGAACGTGAGAATACAAACGTTTTGGAATTTGGCAGCCAAATACCATTTTCCAAGAAAATTGAAGTAATAACAAATAAATTTTATGATTATGCGAGTGAAAGCAGAAACAGAGGGTAAAACAAAGGACGTCGGATTGTTGGACGTTACCCCGGAAAATTTCATTGTGCCGCAAGGCGAGGAAAGTTTTTACCATTGTCGTATTGAGGTCGTAAAATTCAACCAAGAAACGGGCGAAAGAATTTCACGACCACGTATGCAGGTTTTCGGAAAAAAGTTCTTTGAAACATTCGGATTGCACAATTTGCGAAAAATGGGTTATAAAGTTGACATTATGCACGACCCGAACGTTTGGGAGGCAGCGAACAAAGAAAAGATTGAAGCCAGCAAACGAGCAAAGGCAGAAGCAGCAGCAAAGGCGGCAGCAGAAGCAAAGGCGGCAGAACGTGAACAAATGAAAGCCGAAATTATTGCAGAACTGACAGCCGCCGGAGTTATCCCAGCAGAACCAAAGAAAGCCGGACGAAAACCAAAAGCCGAAAAAACAGCAGAAGCAGAGGAAGCGGCAGGCGATAGCCCGGAAAACAACGAGAATATTTAACCATTAAAAATTACGAATATGGCACAGATTGCACAGCAAGACAATTTGGTTATTGAAGTAACCACAACCGCCGCAGCATTGAACAGCGACACAAAGAAAAAGTTGATTGAATGTATTGAGGGCGGAACAATTACCGACGTTATTTTGGTAACAAAAGAGGTTGAAAAGAAAATCAGCCATGCACGTGTTGTTAGTTGGTTGGTTGACACAACCGGGGATTCGCCAAAATACACAATTGATATTATTAACGCAAACAGCGGCGCAGTAGAAGCAATCGCACTTAATTAATTCAAAGGGAAAGAATTATGTTAACGAGAGAAATTTTAGTTGCAAATGCGGCATTAGCCGGATTGACCGACGAACAATTGACAGCGATAACCACGTTATCCGTCAATGACGAAAATAGCGTAATAGCGAAGAAAACCGGGGAAATTTACGGCGGTTTGGATGCGGACATTTTAGCCGTGTCCGGTATCGCAAAGAACGGAACCGAAAAAACGTTTGATTACGCCAAACGAGTATTAACCGAGTTCAAAACCAAAGTTGAGGGCGCAAACGGTCTGCAATCACAGATTGACAGCCTAACCAAAGAAAAGGCACGTTTGGAAAAAGCCATTGCCGACGGTGCGACGGATGCGGAAACCGCAAAGGCATTGAAGCAAGCAAAGGCAGATTTGCAAAGCGTTACGACCCAATATAACGACCTCAAAAGCAAATACGATGAAGCCGAACAAACCCACACAAAGGAAGTGTTTGGCATTCGTGTTGAAACGGCATTGCAGACAGCAACCGCCGGGCTGAAGTTTAAGGCAGGATTGCCGGAAAGCGCAACAAAGGTTTTGTTGGGTCAAGCAATCGACAAAATTAAGGGTATGAACCCGGAATTTATCGACGACGGCAAAGGCGGCAAAATGTTAGCGTTTAAGGACGAAAACGGCGCAATCATGCGCAACCCGAACAATCAGTTGAACCCGTACACCCCCGGCGACCTTTTGACCCGTGAATTGGAAACAATGGGTATTTTGGATAAGGGACGCCAAGCGGCGGGCGGCGGCACGGGCGCACCAACCGGAGCCGGGGCGGGCGGTAATGTTACCGTTGACATATCCGGCGCAAAAACAAGGGTTGAGGCATACGACGCAATCGCAAACACTTTGCAACAACAAGGTTTGCAGATTGGAACGGCTGAATTTGACGCCGGAATGAAACAAGCATGGCAGGACAACAATATTGCTGCATTGCCGGAAAAGTAAAAGACAACACGGGTAAAGGGTAAACCCGCATTTATAAACAATTAATTTTTTAAACTATGAGTTTAATTGCAACAAGAGTACAGAATTGGCGGATAGAGAACCCGGAGTTAGACCGTAATATGTTCCGCCCGTGTGAGTACGGCGCATTGGATTTCTTTATTGAGCAAACCAACGCCCCCAACTCAATCATTAGCCCTAATTTGAGAGACAGGGCGTTAGTAAGTATCGGCAACACGGTACAAGTTCCGGTTATCAATTATGACGAAAACGTACAAGTTAGCAACGTGCGTTCATGCGTTATTGCTGATAATGAAAATACGTCCGCATTGGTAACGCTTGTTTGGGCTACTTATGCAATCGGGTTTACAATGGTTCCGGCGGCATACTCAAACAATGAGATTTCGTACCAACACGATTTTATGCGTAAAATGGAGAAAACAACCCGTGCGTTGGCGGATGCTTTGGATAAAGGAGCCGTTGCCGCATTGGAAGCGAACAAAACGCAGGTTTTCAAAACTTTGCTCAACTACAAGCAGACCGGAAACGTGGTACAAGTTCCAACCCAAATGGCAACCGAGATTTTGGGCGACATTAACCCAATCATGCGGGCGAATTGTTACCCGGAATATATCCACCTTATCGCAAATGCGGGGGTTGATAGCCTAATACGCAAGTTGGCGCAACATGGCGTTTACAACGACGTTAATAAGCGCATGGAATACGACAACAAAGTATTGCATTATACTAACAACGTAACAGACGAATCGGGTAAAATGGGAACAATGTTTGCCGTTGCCGATGGAAACGTTGGTATCTTAACCCGTGTTGACCGTGAGGCATACCGCCGCACCCGTGCGAATTTCCACGAATGGGACATTGTACGATTGCCGTACATTGATTTGCCCGTTGGTTCGCATTATTATACCGCCGTGGGCGACCAATCGGCGATTATGGGCGACGCAACCGCCGATTTGACGTGTGCGGTTAAGGAGTATTTCGGATTTAGCGTTGATGTTGCCTACATGGTAGCATATAACAGCAAACCGGACACCGTGGCAAATCCGATTATCAAAGCCGAGATTGCAGCACGCAACCCGAACGAACCGTTAGGAATGCCCGTATATGTAACCAACGCCGGGGAATTTCCCGCCGGGGGTGCAGGCGCATAAGCCGGAAAACGGAACAATTATTTAACCGAGGGGACGGGGTGGTTATCCCCGCCCCCCTTTTTTTAATTTACGCAGTATGTACCGGATAAAAGAGATACAAGATAAATTATTGCACGTTGTCGGTTGGGAGCAATCATACAATCCCGCCGAGGCAATCGCCGAGCAATTGACAGAAACCGAAAGCGGGTTATATTTTCAAGGGGCGCACCCGCTTGTAACGTTGGATAACATGGCGGCAATCGTCCCGGATAATTGGGGTTATCAATACCCGGTTTGGAATGATACAAAGGAATGGAAAGCCGAAACCGTGGTACAATACGCCAACGATACGGCGGGCAAACCTTTGTATTGGGTCGCTTTGGTTGATAACGTCGCCGAGGTTCCCGCCGAGGGTTCGACCTTTTGGGAGAAATACAACATATTGTCCGACTATTTAGAGCGTTTGACCCGCAACGGAATTTCCACGGCGGTACAAACGTTTACCCAAATAAAAGGATTGGATAAGGAAACAAAGAACCTATTAGAGCGTCGCACGTTCTTTGATGGTGCGGGACGTATCAGAGCAACCCAACCGAATAATCATAAGTTGGTAGGGTTTGAGATTATCCCGGTGCGGGCGATGGGAGTAACCGCACAAATACACCGTGTCGGCTTGCAAATGACGGGCGGAACCGGGGTTGTGAAATTGTATCTTTTCCATAGTTCGCAGATTGACCCGATAAAAACGTTTGATTTGAATTTTACGTTAACAAATGGCGGCTTTCAATGGTTTACGTTGGAAGATTGTTTTTTGCCGTATATCAGCGACGCAAACAACGCCGGGGGTGCGTGGTTCCTTTGCTATAATCAAGACGATTTGCCCGCCGGGATGCAAGCAATTAACGTGTCGAAAGATTGGAGCGGCGAACCGTGCGGAACGTGTACCGGGTATGGAAATATTGAGGCATGGCGGCAATTGACAAAGTATTTGCAGATTTCCCCGTTTATGTACAACGCCCCGGAAACATTCGCCGAATACCCGGAGTTGTGGGATATAGCATACACGATGTACACTAATACGCTAAATTACGGGTTGAATTGTGAAATTACCGTCGGTTGCGACCTAACCGATTTTATCGTTGAACAACGGGCGATTTTCCAAACGGTAATACAACGCCAAGTTGCGGCAATCGCTTTGCGCACGTTGGCAATGAACCCCAACGTAAGGGTCAACCGGAACCAATCCAACGCCTCTAAAATGGAAATATTGTACGAGTTGGACGGGAATGTTGAGGGACGCCCCGGCGGTTTGGGTTATGACCTTAAAAAAGCGTTTGAGGCTTTGCGATTAGATACGCAAGGGATTGACCGTATTTGTTTGAGTTGCAACAACCGGGGCGTTAAGTACCGGACAACGTAATTGCATTATGGCGGGGTTACGATCAATAATTGATTTACGCAACCGGGTTAATACGTTTAACGACGGGTTGACGTCCGGGTTGATTATACGGGAAATAATCGACGACGGAATGACAACGGCGTTTATCATTGATGCCAACGCCGAGGAACAATTATTTGAACAAGGTATTAACCGATTGGGCGTTGACATAATGGATTATCGACCTTATACCCCGCTAACAATAGCCATTAAGGAGGAAAAGGGACAACCGACGAACCGGGTAACGTTACGGGATGAGGGCGATTTTGAGAGTAGTTTTTATTTGGAAGTCGGCGACAAACAATTTGAAATTAAGGCGTCGGATTTCAAGACGGAAGATTTGATAAAAAAGTACGGGCGGCAAATATTGGGATTGACGAACGAAAACATTGCTAAACTGATTTGGCAATACGTTTATCCGGATTTGCTAACCAAAGCAAAAAAAACGATATACGGAAATGGATAGAGTACCGATTATAAAGAACCCGGAATTATTCGACCGGGTTATTGCAAATATTCAAAAGGGATTGGCGGACGGGTTGCCATGGCTAAATTATTCCTTTGGACGTTCGGAACGGTTGGTTAAGTCCATACAAGGAAAACGATATTACACGCCCAATATTTACGTCGGCGGCAATGAATATATGTTGATTGCCCCGGATAGTAATATAGGGAATTTTTCATTTTTCGTGTTAGACGACCCGCAACAAATTGATTGGTTCCCCGGCGAACAAAACAAATATACAACGCCGTTTTCGGTTATCTTTTGGTTCGATATGCGCACGATAACCAACGACCCAAACAACCGAAATACGGAGGCGGTCAAACAACAAATTATGCGGGTATTGAACGGCGGTATTTGGTTACGTTCCGGTTCCATGAAAATAAACAGAGTGTACGCAAAGGCGGAAAACATATTTGCCGGGTTCACTTTGGACGAAATAGATAACCAATTTTTAATGCACCCGTTCGCCGGGTTCCGGTTTGCCGGGGAATTGGGAATTGATGAAACGTGTTTAACTGATTAACAACAAGTATATGAAAGCATTTTTATTTTATACGGTCGTGGTTGCTTTGGTTGCGGCATTCGGGTTGACCTTATTACGCAAATGGGGCGTTATCGAATGGGTGCAAATCCACGGCAACGAGTTTTTCGCAAAGATGTTTAATTGTGATTTCTGTTTGTCCTTTTGGGCGGGGGTTGCTTTGGCAATCCTTTTGGCGTTTATAACCGGGAACCCGGCATTGTTGTTGGTTCCCTTTTGTTCAACCATGATAACACGTTATTTGCTATGAAAACGGTTAAGATAGGGGAATACACGGTTGAGATATACGACGCTATCGACGAATTGCCGATGTTGCGTTTTCATAAGTACAATAAAATGTTGTTGGTTGACGCCGGGATTGGTTCGGATTTACAGGATTTCGACACGCATATTGAAAAGGCAATGAGATACGCCCGGAGCAAAACCCCGGAATTGGCGGCAATCGAATTGGATAATATGCGGCAAAACGTGTATTTCATTCAATCCGGGTTAAGCCCGAAATGTTTAGCGTTTGCCGTGTTGGTTAAATCAATCGACGGAACCCCGTACAACGATTTATCCGACGACGGGTTGCAAAAGGTCGTCGATATGTTCGGCGACGTTCCGATTAAAGAGTTGACCGCCCAAATGGAAGCGGTCAAAAAAAAAATAGATGATGAATTGCAAATGTATTTCCCCCGTATGTTCGACGATGCGACGATTAAAGAGTATTACGACGAATTGCGTAACCGGACAATGTTAATGTTGGATGCGATTATAAACGGCGATACAGAGGACAAACGGGCGGAAATTGATAAAATAACGACGATGTTGTTGTTATATAATCGCCCGGTTGTTTTTAGTGGTTCCGATAACATGGAAATTCAGTACGATAAACAGTTTGAAAATATGTGTTTAACCATATCCCAACATTTACACGTACCGGAGCCAAAGAAATACACCGTTTTAGAGTATTACAACGCATTTGAGCGGATAAAGGAGTTGTTGAAACCAACCAAAAATAAAAACGGCGTCAAATAAGGCGATTTGCGGCGTTGTTTTTCTTTGGTTGATTAACTACATGGAAAAGAAAAGATGATTTAATACGGGGCAAATTGCCCGCAAATAACGTTAAGTATGGCAGATAATAACAACCCAATAAAATATAGCGACCTTGTAAAGCCCGACGATAGTATTACAAAGTTGATTGCGCAATTAGACCAATTAAGCGACGCATATATGAATACGTTGCAAAATATCAAGTCGGAAGCAATAACGGTTAAGGCTGCATTGGAGGGCGTAAGCGGGGCGACCGAAAACGGACGTAAGACAATCCGGGGGGCGTCGAACGATACCGACAAATTGACACGGGCGGCACGGGATTTAGCATTTGCGGAAAGCGAGAACGCAAAGCGATTGGCGGAATTGAAGCAAGCCCAAAAGGAGGCAAACGAGTTGAACAAATTAACGACCCGGTTAAATCAGTCCGCCGAGGGTTCATATAATCGTTTATCCGCTCAATACTCAATCAATAAAATATACCTCAATAACATGACGGTTGAGGAAAGGGAGGCGACCGAAGAGGGGCGCAAATTGGTTGCAGAAACAAAAGCGATTTACGAGGAAATGAAGCGGTTGCAGGAAGCGACCGGGAAAACGTCCCTAAACGTCGGTAACTATTCCGACGCCGCAAAAGGTTTGACGACCCAAATAGAGAACCAAACGAAGCAATTAGCATTGTTACGATTGGAGGGCAAACAAGGAACCGCCGAATATCAGCAATTGAGCAAAGAAACCGCAATATTACGGGATGCGGTCAAGGATGCAACCGCCGAGATTACCCGGATGGCGTCCGATACGTCCAATTTGGATGCCGTATTGAGTTTTGCGGCGGGTGCGTCCGGTGGGTTTGCTGCATTTACCGGAGCAATGGAGTTGTTCGGGTCTGAAAGCGAGGAAGTGCAGGAAGCACAAAAGAAATTACAGGCAGCAATAGCCATTACAACCGGGGTTCAAGCCATACAAAACGCAGTACAAAAACAATCCGCAATCATGTTGGGTATTTCCCGGCTACAAATGGCGGCATTGAGCAAAGCGCAAGTTTATAACCGCCTTGTTACCATGCAGGGAACAAAGGCAACGTTGGCGGCTACCATTGCGCAAAAGGCTTTCAATCTGATTGCCGCCGCAAACCCGTATGTTCTTTTGGCTTTGGCATTGGTTACGGTTGTAGGGGCTTTAGTTCTGTTTGCCTCTAATACCGACAAATCGGCAAAGAACCAACAGAAACTTAACGAGGCGCAAAAGGTTTGGTTGGATTATTTGGAAACCGAGGCAACCGAAATGAACCGGGTTAGTAACGAACGTGTCGCACAATTGAACCGAGAATTAAACATTGCCAAAGCCCGCAACGCTTCATTGTCTGAAACCCGAAAGATTGAGGACGAAATATTAGCCGAGCGCACAAAGGCACATAACAAAAGCGTTGGTTTTTACGGTCAAGAATTAAACGATTTGGAAGCGAACCGGGCAAAGTTGAAACAACTAAACGATATGTTGGTACAACTCAATAACGCCAAAGCCCGTGGAGATAAGAAAGTTTATATTGATGTTGATTTAGACGGCAAAATTGATAAAGTTAAGGTTGACGAAGCAATTGAAGCCGTGCAGGGTCAAATAGATAATACCGGGCGGGCGGTTGACATTGCCGTTAATCTGAAAACCGAGGGGGCGGATTTGGACGCCGAAAGAAAGATATTAGCCGCCCAACGATTACAAGAAAACCGGGACGCCGCCAAAGCCGAAACCGACATATTACGGAAAGCCGAGGACGCCCGGATTGCTTTAATTAAAAACACGTTCGACCAACAACGGGCGCAACGCCAAGCCGCCAACGCCCGTGCGATTGCTGATATACAATTGCAGTTGAGAACGGAAACCAATTTAACGGTTAAGGCACGCAAAGCGTTGAACGACCAAATTGTTTTATTACGGGAACAATTGGCGGTTGATATGATAGATATTGCCAACCAACAACGTGCGGCGGAATTGTCCGCACAACGGACAACGCAGGACGCCCAAATTGCATTGATGGCAGAGGGTGCGGAAAAGCAACGGGAACAATTGCGGGTTGAGTATGAAAGGCAGATACAAGATATTAATACCCGGTTAGAAACCGAGCGGGGATTAACTGAAACACAAGTTGCCGAATTGCTTAACCAACAATTACTTTTGCAACAACAATACGCAAAGAGTTTGGGAGAATTGAACGACCAAATTACAATAGACCAAATGCAAGCCGCCGCCGACCGGACGCAATTACAATTAGACGCCGCCCGTGAGGGTTCGCAGGAGGAAATAAATTTGCGTATTCAGTTGTTACAGCAACAACGGGCAATCGAATTGGCACAAAATAGGCAATTAGCCGAGGACGTGCGCCAATCCGAGGCGGATATTAACGCCAAATATGATGCCGAGGTATTGAAGCAAACGACCGAGTTAAACCAACAACGGGCGTTAATGCTATTCGACCAAACACAAGCGTTGGAGGCGTCCGAGTTTGATTTAATCCGCAATTCCGAGGAACGAAAAACCCGGTTCCGGTTAGCGCAAGAAAAGGCACGGTTGCAAAAGATTTTAGAGTTGAACAAAACCGCCGGGGTTAAAATGACGGATGCCGAGGTTAAGACAATCGAAAATACCATTGCGAAAATCGACCAAGAAATTGAGAAAAGCAAAGGCGACGAACGGGGTAACGACATATACGGATTGTTCGGGCTGAATTTGGACGACGACCAAAAGGAGGCAATAAGTACGTCCGTTTCCTTTGCCATTGAGCAATTAAACGGTTTTTTGGATGCAAAGGTACAAGCCGCCGACGCCGCCGTTTCCGCCGCCGACAAAGAAGTTGACGCAAGCCAACGCCGATTAGATGCGGAATTAGAGGCACGGGCGAACGGTTACGCCAATAACGTTGCAATGGCTCAAAAGGAATTGGACGTTGCGAAAAAGAACCAAGAAAAAGCCCTAAAGGAGCAACAAAAGGCACAGAAAGCACAGGCGGCAATACAAACGATACAACAAATTGGAAACCTTGTAACGGCGTCCGCTTTGATTTGGTCGCAATTGGGGTTCCCGTTTGCAATCCCGGCAATTGCTATAATGTGGGGTTCCTTTGCCGCCGCCAAAATCAAAGCCGCCCAATTATCCAAATCAGCCAACGCCGGGGGGTCGGAAAGTTACGGCGATGGTACGGTTGAATTGTTGGCGGGCGGTTCCCACCAATCCGGGGACGACGTGGATTTAGGAACCAAACCGGATGGAACCCGGAGGCGTGCCGAGGGCGGGGAATTTTTCGCCGTTATCAATAAACGTAATTCCCGCCGTTTCCGTCGTTTAATCCCGGACGTAATAAATAGTTTGAACCGGGGGACATTTCCCCAAAAATACCTTAATGCCTACAATACCGACGGCGTTAATGTAACGGTTCAACAAAACAACGCACCGGATTTGCGGGATTTGAAAGACGATGTAAGGGAGATTAAGGAACAAAACCGCCGTCGTCGTTATGTGGACGGCAACGGAAATGTTATTGAGGTTTACAAGAATTTAACACGTAAAATTAAAAATTGATATGAACCCAATTTATAGACATTCTTTTGTAAATGCTTTTTTAGTAACGGGAGCAATATATCATACAACCGGAAATATTGAGGGTGCAAATAGAAATTTTTTCTATACCCGTACTTTCGTTCCGGTTAATGATGTTTATCCCCGGAAATTGTACCAAAATTATACGGCACAATCCGGCGGGGCTTTTTATGATAGTAATAAAAAATTTATCGGGGGTTGGGGAAGTCCAACCCCGGCGAATGATACGGAATTTGACATACCAAATGACGCCGCATATATTCGATTTAATGTGAATAAAGAACAATACGCAGCGGGGACGGCATGGTTAAGGTTGGGAACGTTGGACGCCCCAAACGTCTTACAAGGTCAAACGGTGCATCCCATTTATAAGGATGATTTGGCAAAAGAGTATGAATTAGAAACGAACCAACGTTTTTATCGTGCCAAGTTATCCGGCAAAATTACTTTTGTTCGGGACGATTACGATTATATTAACCGCCAATCGTTCGACAATGAATTTTTGTATTGCATTGAAAAGAGCGACGACGGCGGGCGTACATGGTTCCAATACTTTCAAGGTAAGTTTATGAAAACCGATTGCACGTTTACCGATTACGACAAAAAGGTTGTTGTACAACCGGACGCAATCGACGATTATAACGACGTGTTGGCAGGATTAGAAAAGGAATATAATTTGATAACATTAGCCCCGTCAATCCAACGGATAACAATAAACAAGCGTCCATTAATTCAAATATACGTTCCGGGCGATAGTATTGTTTCTTGTTTTTTGGGCGGTACGAATTGGGAACAGGACGCAAACGCCACGACCGACCAAAACGCATTAGTTAGAACGTATCATTTTGCATTGTGCAATATATTGAAAGAAATACAAATTACGTCCAACGGTTCCCCGGCGGTAATATCCGGGCTTTATACTGGACGAATGGCGACGGGTGCAACGCCGGGAATGTTTACCGGGAATTTATATTCGGCATTAAACGTTAATTATTATATCTTTATTTCACAACAAACAATAGACGGCACACCCTTTGAAAATGCTTTAGTTGAGATACGCAGACAATCCGATAATGTGGCAATGTTTAGGTATCAGAAATTAACAACCGCCCCTTTTGATACATTGGAGTTTGATTTAACCGCCGTTGAGGGTTCCGGCGCAACGGGTACAATGCACGCCGATATGAAAAGTTATAATATTTATGCCCGGTATTTGGTTGATGTTGAAAAAATCGGGGATTTAGATACATACTTGTTACCGTCCGAGGACATTGTAGATAATAACAGAAATTACCGCCGGGCAATAGGGTACGCAATCGACGTGGCGTTTATATCTAATAGATTTTCAGATACCCCGACCGAGTGGGGGTTAGCGGACAACGGAAAGTATTTTGCGCCGCCCTATTCCATATACGGACAAACGTTTTATCCAATTGCCCGGTCAACGTGGCGTTATGCGTCGTTATGGTTTGGGTTTTATTTGATGGATTGGTTATTAGAGGAACAAGCCCGCAAAGCATATACTTTGCGGGATGCGTTCCCGGTTGCGTCGTGTATATCTGTTTTGCTCAATCAGATTGCGCCGGGTATTACCCACGCAGCAACGGCGGAATATAGCCAATTTTTATACAGCGAAAACAATCCAATATCCGGGTTGAATTTCCGTTTGCTTGTATCGCAGAAAACCAATATTATAAACGGGGAATATCAGCAACCCGCACAAAAAGCCCCGACGACCTTACAACAATTTACCAATATGTTACGGGATTGTTTCAAATGCTATTGGTTTATTGAGGACGGCAAATTTAAAATCGAACATATCCAATATTTCCGCAATGGCGGTTCCTATTCCGGCGGGGCTATATTAAGCCACGATTTGACAAAGGAATTGAATTTGCGCAACGGGAAACCGTGGGCGTTCAATACGTCGGAATATTCGTTTGATAAGGTCGATTTGCCGGAACGTTACCAATTTGAATGGATGGACGACGTTACGGCGGCTTTTGAGGGATTGCCGATACAAGTAATTAGCAAGTATGTAACGCCCGGAAAGGTTGAGGAAATTAATATATCAAATTTCACGTCCGATATTGATATGATGTTATTAAACCCCGGCAACATGAGTTCCGACGGGTTCGCCTTGTTTGCCGCCGTTCCGCCAACGTCCGGGTCGCAATGGATATTGCCATTTACCCGCCAAACAATAAACGGCGTCGAATACTTTTTGCAAAACGGATATTTGGCGTTTATCAATTTGCAATCCCCGTATTGGATGTATGATTTACCCGCCCGTCGTGTATCAATAAACGGTTCCGAGGTTTACGCATACGGTATTGAGAGAAAGAAGAAACAAACGTTTAGTTTTCCGGCAAATGACGACCCAAACCCGATGCAACTAATAAAAACGTATATCGGTAACGGTCAAGTTGATAAATTAAGCGTAAATTTGTGCAGTCGTTCAATTAAAACAACTTTAAAGTATGACACCGAATAACAATTTGTCCGTATTGCCTTTTTATGAGGGCATACAATACCAAGATTATAAAAAATCGTATGCGTATGGCGACGTTTACCCGTTGTTTACGCCTATCAATAAGTTATTGCCGTTTCAAATCATACGTCCGACCCGCTCAAATAATATTGTTTATGCAAGGTTGTACGATTATAAATTTACCCGCATATTGGCAGACATAAAAACGCCGATGTTAGAAACCGGATTGCAAATTGTCCGGTTCCAAAATTACGGGTATGATGTTATTGTTTATCCCGGATTGTTGCCGATGGCTTTAGATTTCCCGGAGGGGCGTTATATGATTGGGATATATGACGGCGTACAATGGTTTTATTCGGAGGTTTTCACGTGGATTTCCGGGGGAATGGATGGTTATTTGTGCATTGAATGGAGCGACGCCGCCAATATGGAAGTTGACGGCGGACAAATCGTTTACGAGGGCGTCCAATTCAAAAACCGGGTTTATGTGTGTGCCGAGTTGGGAAAGCCGGAATATAAGTTTGAGGAAGAGGGCGAAGAGCGGGACGGGTATTTTTTCCCGGAAAAACAAATATCTGAAAAGACGTTCCGGTTTATCTTTTTAGCCCCCGAATACCTTTGCGACGTAATGCGGTTAATCCGCATGAGTGATTTTGTTACGGTATATAGTCAAGGCAGGAAATACGATTGCGATACGTTTCTAATTACCCCCAAATGGCAGACGCAAGGCAATTTAGCGTCCGTAGAATGTGAATTTGAATGCGCAACCGTGGTTAAGAAAATTGGACGGGGCGTTATTCCAATGACCGGGGGCGATTATAACAAAGATTTCAACAATGATTTTAACAATAATGATATTCTTTAATTATTTATCAAAATGGGAACATACGAAGAATTAAAAGCCGCCGTTGCGTCCGTTATTAAGACGAACGGGAACCAAGAAATTACAGGTTTGATTTTGCAAAACTCTTTGACGACTTTAATTAGTCAAATAGGTGCAAACGCTACATTTGCGGGCATTGCAATGCCTAATACCGTACCGGGAACCCCCGACCAAAATATTTTCTATTTGGCAATAACCCCCGGAACATATACCAATTTTAATGGGGAAGTATTAAAACCGGGACGAACCGTTGTGTTTTCTAACAAAACGGGAAGTTGGGCTGCAACTGATTTGGGCGTTTCGTCGTCCCGTCAAACTATGGCTATATTAGGGGTTATTGATAGTTTGAGTATCAATAAAATTAATCCGGCAACCATAACTATTGGTTCGTATATTAATGGAGATGATACGGATATATCGGAACCGAATTATATGCACACTTCATTAATCAAGGTAACGCCCGGTAGAACTTATTCGGTTAGAGTATTAAGCGCAAATTATTGTACAATATTCGGATATGATATTAATTTGGTACACCAATCTACTTTAATACCTAATTCTATAAACGATAATGTTGCAACCTTTACCGTTCCTACTAATTCCGAATACATTATTATTAATTTAAACAAAGGTTCTTTGAGTGACGAACAAATACGGGCATTAATGTATATGAATGAGGGAACGAGTATATTATATCAACCGTACAATCCTAATTCTCAAATTGAACTAAATACAATTGGGGTTGATGCGTTGGGGTATAACGGACAATATTCGTTTGACAATCCAAGTGGAAACGTTGATAATTCTATTATTGACAATGTAGTATTGCAAGGAAAAGGCAACATAAATACACGCCGTTTTAAAACATTGAATAATAACGGAAATATTGCATTACTTCAAAATGTTTATCCGGCAAAGGTCGTGGCAAATTCCCCCGTATCGGGAATATCTGCATATTATTTGGAATATGAAAAGCCAACGGCGACGTCTTTTATATATCCGTGGAAAGGGAAATATAAAAACGGTTCAATAATAAGATTGTGGACAAATTATAACGTTTATACTGAATTAAGGGTGCATTTTGGTTTTGAACATATTAATAATACTAAGGAATCGGAATTTGTAAGTTTTGTACCGTCCGAAATAATAGCGGGTAATGCTAAAACAGCAAACGGCACAATATCCCAAATTACTACTAAAGTATTACAGGTATCAAACGGCTATTGTCAATTAGAATTTCAGTGTTTAATAAAAGCCGATGGGAATTATAGAGCCGATTTTATAGTATATGATTTTGGTACGGGTTCCGGTAGTATTCCCGGCGTTAAATATCAATTCTTTGGCTTTGAAGAATTGATAAATAAACAATGTTCTATGCCATTGCAACAATTTGCAAATATATTGCCCGATAAAATCAATACATACGATGAGGCAATTATACCGGGGTATGTTCAATTGTTGAAAAACAACATTGTTACGCCTATTATTTCGGCGGGATATACAAATGAACAAATTGCAAATCCCGTCCCGGATGTATTGGTTAATACGTTTAATTCTACTAAAAAAGTAAGTGGCGAAACAATATATCCTTTCTATTACTCTTTGAATGGAAGTAAAGGGACATTTGGTATATGGGTTAATAAAACAGAATATGCCGGGACGTTACGTTTACAACTTTCGTTGATGACGCCCCCGGTGCGATTTATATATGTTGATATATTGCCCGCTGATTTTGTGGTTGGTAAAACCTTTACAATAACGGGCGAATCTTCAACATTTACGGCAACAATATTGGCTGCAAATAGCGATTATTATTTCTTTGAAATTGATTATAATGCTTTTGAAGAGGGCGAATTAAGATTAATTCCATACGAACAAAACGCAGATGCGGGGGCGGTTGTTGGTAAGGCATACACGTATGTTGGTTGGGCAGGAACGGCAAACCCTTACAACAATATATCGAAATACGATTTAACCCGTTTACAATCGCAGGGAGAGGAAAGCCGGGTTAAATTAGCATTGCCGGATGAAATTACGTTTGAGTATAACAAGGCAACGCAGATTTTCAAATATTGTATAAACAAGGCGTTCAATTACAAGAATTTCAATATACAAGTATTATTAGACCGGGACGTTACAAGTGGAAAAGATTACAACCGATATTTTGAGTATCAACCACAAGTTACGGGCGTGGTAAATGCAACGTTTCAATTGTATGATAATAGCCGTAATTTGTTGGATGAAAAGGTTGTTAAATTCAATGTTGTACAGAGAACAACCCAACCAACGACAATGCAAACCGTATTGTTTATTGGCGACTCTTTGACATTTTACAATCGTATTACCGATGAATTTTATAGAGTTCTTACAAGTAATGACGCACGGACAACAACCCCCGACACATTATCAATTTATGATGTTGTTAAGTTCGCCGGGCGTAATTGGGAAAATGTTCAATTAATAGGAACCCAAAAGCAAAATTATTTAGGTTGGGTCGGACAAACGTATAATGAGGGTTATTCGGGTTGGGATTGGTCGAACTTCTTAAAATCTGGTTCCCCTTTCTTTATTGGCGGTGCGCTCAATTTCAATGCTTATTTAACCAACAACGGATTTACAACGCCGAATGTTATTTATATTGGTTTGGGTTGGAACGACCAAAAATATGTAACCGAAACGTCGCCCGGCGTATTTGATGTATCGGTTGTTATGGGAAATGCTCGTACATTCTTAACAGCATTAACAACGCAGTTACCAAACACAAAGGTTCGTTTATGGACTGAAAACGTACCGGGAACCCGTGGAGGAATTGGAAACCATCCATACGGGGCGGTTGAATGGGCGGACGAACAACGGGCAAAATTAATTCAAATTGCAATCGCCGAGGGTTATAGAGATTTAATTAAAGATTTTCCGACCGTCGGTATTGTATGGAGTACGGCAATGATTGATAGCGAAAATTCATTGCAAGAAACAACCGCCGGAATTAATACCCGTATCAATAATACCGAGGTATTGGGGAAAGATTATGTACACCCCGCCGACGCCGGATTTTTCCAAATTGCGGATACGTTGATTTCTGATTTTGTTAGTTTAATTGTGTAATTTACAGTGTGGGGAGATTTCCCCACACTTATATATTTAAAAACAATGGATAAATTTTTCACATGGGAGCAATGGCGAATGATATTTGCTACTTCATTAAGCCCGGTTTTAGCCTATTTAACGCCAACGGCGGGATTTATGTACGCATTGGTTATAATGTTTGCTTTCAATATTTGGGCGGGTATGCGGGCGGACGGTGTAAGCGTAAAGCATTGTAAAAACTTTCGTTTCAGTAAGTTTAAGAATGCGTTGGCGGAATTGCTATTGTATGTTACCATTATACACGTTATATATTCGGTAATGTTGCAATGTGGCGATAATGAAGCCGCCAAAATAGTAATTAAATCGCTTACATACGTTTTCATGTATGTATATTTGCAAAACGCATTCCGAAACCTTATTAAAGCATATCCCACAAAGGTTGCGTTGCGTATTATTTACCACGTTATCCGGTTGGAGTTTACACGGGTATTGCCGGGATATTGGCAACCGATAATTGAGAGATACCAACGGGAACACGATAGCGATATTATTAACGATAAAGAAAAGGAGGGCGAACAATGAACCAAACAGAGATTTTAAAGTATTTGGAGGGGCAAAAAACAACCCGGACGATTACGGATTTGATTGTACATTGCACCGCAACCAAGCCGGGCGCAAAAGTCAACGTTGATGTTATCGACGGTTGGCACAAAGAACGGGGATTTAAGAAGCAACCCCAAAGCGGGCGAATTTGCGGTTATCATTTTGTTGTATTGCCGGACGGGACGATTGAAACCGGGCGTTATCTTTCCGAGATTGGGGCGCACGTTTCCGGGCAAAATTCCCGTTCTATTGGTATTTGTTACGTTGGCGGATTGGATGCCAACGGCAAAGCCGCCGACACACGCACCCCGGAACAAAAGGAGGCGTTAATATGGTTATTATCCCGATTAGTTGTTATGTTCCCGGACGCAACGATTAAGGGACACCGGGATTATTCCCCGGATTTGAACGGCGACGGTATAATTGAACCGTGGGAGTTTATAAAAGAATGCCCGCGTTTTAATGCGGCAATTGAATATAGTAACATTTAATTTTGTGCCATTATGACAAAGAAAGACAAAAAGGAGTATTTGGAACAATTGGTTGCCAATCAAGGGAACCAAGCGGGAATTAGTATTGCCCCGTTGTTATCCGCTATTATTGCAGATTGCGAGGACGTTTTTACGGTTACGGTTGAGGACAACCAAGAAGATACGAAAAACGTAACGAACCCACAGGCGGAAATAGACGCATTTATTGACGCTGTAAACGCCGACCCGTTGCACAACATACCAAAAGTATATATTTCGGGCGTCGTAATTTCTTTTGCACAATTGGAGATTAACGAGGACGAAATAAATAGTACGGTTGAAATGGCGGGCGGACATTATGTTTTAACATTGAGCAAAACGCCCAATAGTTCGTTAATCATATACACGGCAAACACATGAAAAAATATCTAATATTGGCGGCAATCATTATGGCGGTTGCCGTCGCCTTTTGGGTACAACAAAGCCGTATTAAGAGTTTGACCGCCGAACGGGATAAATACCGGAGCAATACCGAAACGTTGTTGCAGGACGTCCGAACCTATCAAACAAAGGATAGTTTGAACGCCGCAAAGGTTGGGAATTTGGAGTTAAAATTATCCGAATATAAAAAGTACCGAGCGGACGATGCGGCGTTAATCAAATCGTTGCAGACAAAGAACCGGGATTTGCAAAGGGTTACGACGGCACAAATGGAAACGATTAACGAATTACGGGCGAACGTCCGGGATAGTATTGTATATTTGCCCGGCGACACGGTTACGACCGTATTACGGTGTATTGACATTGTGGAACCGTGGTTTGAGTTGCACGGATGCACGACGCCCGCCGGGGTATTTACCGGGACGCATATAAACCGGGATAGTCTGTTAATAGCGGAAACGGTGCAATATAAACGCTTTTGGGGGTTCCTTTGGAAAACCCGAAAGATTAAGAACCGGGAAATTGACGTTGTAAGCAAGAACCCGGCAACCCGAATATTGGGGGTTGAGTTCGTAACCATAGAAAAGTAATAAACCGGGGGTTGTAACAAGGCGTTGCAACCCCTTTTTTTATTGAGCCATTTTTAGCCCGTTTCCGGGCATTTTATTTCAAAGTGGATAATTTACCCGTCCCGCTTGCAAAAGTCGCTTAAATCGAAAATTCCAAGAAAATAACTCTTTTGGAACCAAAAACGAAATTTTTTATAGGAAAACACGAAAATAAAAGATAAAACCTTTGGTAATTAAAATAAAGGTTGTATATTTGCATCATCAAACAAGAACGACCGGGCGTTTTCCCGGAAAATAGAGAGCGAAACAATGAATACTCAAAGCATTTATAACGGATTAGATTACACAACAAAAGAGATTAACCGCAATTTCAAAATTAAGGTAAACGGAATTGTAAACGGCAAAAAGGTTAATGTATTGGTTGGCGTGTCCGGTTTAATAAAGATTGTCGGCGATATTAAGTTAGTCAATCGCTTATTAAAACGTGCTTTCAATTGTTACGGCGACAAAGAGGTTTGTAAATTGCGCCGAGGCGTTAAAATCACTTTCTATTATCAGTAAAACAACGACCCGGCGTTTCCCGGGTAATAAATAAATTTCCAAGAAATGAAAACAGATTTAAACGGCGTAAGCCAATGCCCCAAAGGAACCGAGAATTACGAAACGTTTTATACGATGGTTAGACGTAAAAGAACCAAGTTAATACAATACGATTATCGTAGCGAGGACGGCGAATTGTTCACGTGTGTAAAGCCTACATTAACCGAATGCCGGAAAGCACGGGACGAACATTTTAAACCCGTCGTCGTGGTTTATACCCCGGAACAATTCAAAGAATTGGGATTTGATGGCGAAATTGCAAAGTACATGAGAGAACACACCAATACGGCAATCGTCGGCGATGTTCCCGGAGTTGACCGCCACGTTATCCGTTATCGGACGCACAAAGATTGGACGAATTACCGAAACAACAACCCGTATTCAAACAAGTAATAACCCGCCGGGGGATTGTCCCCCGGCACAACTCAAAACGATATGATTACAAAAGCGGAAATAATGGAAAAGGCGGCATTGAAAATTGATTTATCAACATTCCCCGCCGAGGCTTTGGAGAAAATGAACGAAATGTTTAACGGCGATTATGTCGGGGCGATGGCAAAAACGGACGCCGAGATTGAAAAAGGCGTTGATTTATATTTGTCGGCGGTTGGGCGTTCTGTTGAGGTGTGGCACAAAGGTAAAAGCCATACAACAAAAGTTGCCCGGATTGATTACGACGCAAAGGACGATTATTTTGTGTTGGAATTTAGCGACCGGGGAACATTCCGTTTTCGCAATGGCGGCTTTGCGCCGTTGGGACATTCCGGGGAATTTTACGGGATATTCGACCCCGCCGTTGGAAAATGTGGAATTAAATTTTTGTAGAACCAAGCCGGGGGCGCAATCCCCCGGCATAATCATTTAGAGCGATGAATAAAACGAAACGTTACCGATTAAGTCAAGCAATGTATAAGATAATCCAAAATGCAAACGGCGGGTTATTTTTGCTTTATACCCGGCACAATCCCGGCGATGTGTTAAACCTATTATTAGACGGCAACGATATTGGGTTGCTTTGTCAAGTTGAGAGCCGACACGACCAATATTATAAGTTTTGCAAAGTGATTAAGGAGGGCAAAAATGATATTAACAGAGGAACAACGGGAAATATTGAAAGGTAAGATTTGCCCGTATTGCCATATTCAAACCGAGTACAAAAATAGTATTGAGGTTTACGGCATTGATTACGGAATGATTTACTATTGCCCTAAATGCCGGGCGTATGTTGGCGTTCATGCGGGAACCGACCGGGCAAAGGGTCGATTAGCAAACGCCGAGTTACGCCGATGTAAGATTGAGGCGCACCGATATTTTGACGAAATATATAAGCGTAAATTAATGAAGCGTTCCGAGGCTTACAAATGGTTATCCGAGCAATTGGGATTACCAACGGAATACACGCATATAGGAATGTTTAACCCGGAAACGTGCGCAAAGGTCGTGGACGTTTCAAAAAAATATTTGGAAACCATGCGATTTGCATTAAGAAAACAAGATAAGATAAAAGCGTATTTTGAGCCGCACGGCGACGAAATGTTGAACCGAATAAAAGAGAGTTTAACCCGGTATTTTTCCGCCGACCGTTCGGATTTCCCGGAGGGATTGCGGGACATTGAAAGCGATTATAACCAATTGCCGGGGGAACCATACCCAACCATTGCGATAAACGACGCCGGGAACCCGGAACGTATGATTGAGTTCTATGTTACCGGGAAACAATACGACGTTTACCATGTGGCATTTAAGGGATTTACAAAGGGCTGATTATGGAAAGCGTTATTATTGAGGAAATGCGGGCGTTTATGCGGTTAGATTTGAACCCACGGCAAAAACAATATTTTGCCGATACAATCGCCGTTGCAAAACGTGTTGATATTGTCCGGGCGGCGGACGTGTTCAACGATTACGAATTAGAGATTATCCGGGATATACTGAAACCCCAACCGCAACAATGTTATCGGAATGCGCATTTGCTTTGCCAATTGTTCCCGGAACGGGTGCGATATTGCGAGGGAAAAACATTTGCTTTTATTCCCATAGAACACGCATTTAACCGGGTTGGCGACAAATACGTTGATATTACGTTTGAGTTTGCATTACAAGACGCCGAATTGTTAGAACATGAGTACGTTGTATTTGGCGAATACGATTTGCGAACGTTGGAACGAATTACAAGGAAAACCGGGTATTACGGCGATATATACCGAAATATCTATATTGAGCGGGTAAAAGTAACCCCCGACGCAATGAAGTAACGCCGGGGGTTGGTACGCAGTAACCGAGAGCGATGTTGTAAGGTTATGCGGTGCAACAAAATTAGTGCTTTTTATCTGTATTACAAGCGTCCAACGTGAACAAATAAAATATTCAAAGGTTTTATTTTTGGTAATACAAATATTATTTATACTTTTGCAGAAACAAAAACCCACCGGGGGATTACCCGGCAAAGATATGAGAATAAAAGAGAGCAATTTATTAAAACGATTGGCGACCGATAGCGGGAAAACAGCCAAACAAGTTTCCGAAATTGTCGTTTCGGAATTACTCAAAAACAAAGTTATTGAGGACGACCCGGACAATTGGGGCGTTTCCGTTTTCGATGCAATAAACGAGGACGTAACCGAGGAACAAACCGCCAATTGTTATGCGGCGATTTCCGAGGCGTTGGGCGTGTATCTGAAACGGGTATATTTCATTGTCCCGGATTTGGATTTAATGGGTAATGAAGATTGCCCGGAGTGCGGCGGCGAAATGGAAGTTACCGACGGGGAATATAAACAGACCGGAGGCGACGGATATTTGACCCCGCCGGAATATACCGCAATTTGGGAGGAAAAAACGTGTACGCATTGCGGACACAAAGAGAGTAACGAACCGAGTTATTAACAATAAAAGACTAAAGAAATGGCAGAAATGACGAAATTAAGAGTAAACGAGGCAATCGCACGGGCGCAAACCGCCGGGATTAAGGTTTATAAAAAAGAGGTTGCCGCCCGTTTATGGGAGGGACGTACCGAAAGCGCACAACAAGTTAATATGACTAACTTATGTAACGGTACGACCAAACAGATACGCCCGGAATGGGTTGTTATCATTTGCGAAATGTGTAATTGCACCCCTAATTATTTGTTTGGATATGAAGAATAACGGGTTACAATGGTTTGAACGCATGGCGGACGTTATGTTTTCCGATAGGTTCCAAGCGAAAGCCATTATTGCGACGTTTGGAACGTTGGGCGTTGTTTGTCTGATTGGTGCATTTTGGAACCCGTGGCAATTGATGTTTGCGGGTATGTGTGCCGTAATGGTAATATGTGGATTTTCAGAATTAAAAAAGAGTAGAAAATGAGAGCGAACAAAAAGAAACCGGAAAACCCGGTACAAAAGACGGTCGAAAATTTGGGAGCCGTTCCCGCCGACCAATTCCCGGAAATTACCGAGGAACAACAACAAATAATCCCCCCGTTTGAAGCGGTCGAGGTTGAGCAACCAACCGGAATATTTGAGATATTGCCGGGCATGACGGTTGAGGAAATGACGGCAATGTTTTTTGATGAAAAAACGTTGATTGAACCCCCGTATAAGGTTTGGCAATTGAATAGTAAGGGACACCGCTATTATTACCGATACGACGACAACGGGAACCCGGAGTTTTTCCCGTCGGTTACAACGATATTGTCCCAAACGTTACCCAAAGCCCCGCACTTGATACAATGGATTGCCAACAAAGGTATTGAGGAAGCGGAACGATACAAAGGTGAACGGGCGGCGTATGGTACGTTTATGCACGCCGCATTTGAGGAATTATTAATTAACCGGGCTTATGATTTGGACGGGCTGAAAGGCAAACTAAAAGAATATATAGAGGTTTACCGATTGCCGGACGACTTTATTTATTACGCCGACGATTTGAAAAAGGACGTATTGGCGTTTGCTCAATTCGTGTTGGATTATGATGTACGCCCGTTGGCGGTTGAAATTGCGTTAGTGCATCCGTATTACAAGTATGCCGGAATGATTGATTGCCCGTGTACCATGTTGGCAAAGATTGGCGGGGACGAACGTATTAACGCAATCGTCGATTTCAAAAGCGGGCGCAAAGGCTTTTACGAGGAAAGCGAGATACAATTAGGAATGTACCGGGATATGTGGAACGTCAATTTTGAGCAATTCCCCGTTACACGTATTTTCAATTTCAGCCCGAAAGATTGGCGCAAACGTCCGTCGTATAATCTGAAAGAACAAACGGATAGCCCCAATATACGGAAAATCCCGTATCTGTTAGAGATTGCAGCGATTGAGGACGAAAAGAAAGACAATACGTTTACGTCGGTTAATGGTATGGTATTGTTGGATAATGCCCCGGATTTGACGCAAAACGTAATATCGTTATCGTTGGCGGAATTGATTAAAACGAAAGCCCCAAAGGAGGCGACCCCGGACGAAAGTACGGACGCCGCCGAGAAAGTCAAGGCGGACGCCCCGGAACCGGGAAAGGAGCCAAAGAAAACAACCATTGTTAAACGTGCGCCCAAAAAGGCAAAGGAGCCGGAAAAGAAAGCCACCACGGGCAAAACGACTGCAAAGCGGGGCAATACCACGGAAAAGAAAGTAAAGCCCGCAAATGAGCCTAAAAAGCCCAAAAACGAGAGTAGGAAAAAGATGTTGAACGACGACCCCGAAATTTGATTGAGATATGAAAGGAAGAATAAAACGACCGGAGGCGCAACAATCCCGTTTGATTTTGCCCCGTGTCGGTCAAATAAAAATCGGTATTAAAAACGCAAACGGTTATCCGCAAAGCGTTGATTACTTCATACCAACGGGAAAGTATGCCGGATTATTTACGCAAGCATACGGCGAAAAGCCGCAAACAATACAAATTGTTTTCCCGGACGACGACCCGGCAAAAGTATGTAACGAACGTTACGAATACCGGGACGACGACGGGCGATTGATTGCGGCGGGCGATGGCGACACGTTCCAAGTATGGGACGGAAAGAAATACGAAACGTTGACAAACGAGAAATACCCAAACTTAATGCAGTCAATAACGAAGCGTTACCCGAATAAAAAGAGCCGCCAACCGGATTGCGACGGTTGGGAGGTAACATTAACGCTAAACTTTATTGTTCCTTTGGTTCGTGGGGTTGCCGGGGTTTGGCAATTCGCAACAAAGGGTACGGCGTCCACAATTCCGCAAATTCGGGAAACGTTCGACGGTATGTTAGCGGAACGGGGATTTTGCAAAGGCATTATCTTTGATTTGAATGTACAATTTGCCACGACGCAAAAACCGGGCGACCGTTCCCGTTTTCCCGTCGTGTCGTTGGTTCCCAATGAGAGTGCCGACAATGTTTTGAAAGTACGTAAAGCATGGGAACCCGTTAAAAAATTGGAGGGCGGCGAATAATGGCGGATACTATCAGACGAACCAAAAGGACGGGTAATTTTACGACCGTCCGCAACGAATATTTACAGGACGTAAATTTGAGTTGGAAAGCAAAGGGATTGATAACGTATATTATGAGTTTACCCCCGGATTGGCAATTGAATTTGTCCGATTTAAAAAATAGGTCAAAGGACGGACGGGACGCAACCGCCGCCGGATTACGTGAATTGATAACGAACGGATATTGCCAACGTTGCAAAGTTCGTGGCGACGGCGGAACGTTCGTCGGGTGTGATTACGAGGTTAGCGATATTAAAGAGTTTGAACCACAAACGGAAAACCCGTTTATGGATGCGCCACAAACGGAAAATCCGGTTGCGGTAAATCCCGAAACGGAAAAACCCGATACGGGAAAGCCGACATTAATAAATACTAATCTTACTAAAGACTCAAATACACTAAATACTAATCCAAGTAATACGCCGCAAAATGCTTTTGCGTCTTTGTTCCCCGACGAACCAAAGGTTGAGGAACCAAAGGAGAAAAAAACGTTATTCCGCAATTCCGACGTTTACAAAATGGTTAAATTTGAAAACGGCGTTGGCGTGGATTATTCCGAGTTTGAAAGTAAGTTTGCGACCCCGGAATTTGAAAAGGTCGATTTGGTTTATTACTTTCATTCGGTTAGCGATTGGAGCGACCAAAAGAATATGAAGCGAACTAAAAACGGTTGGTTGGCGACCGTCCGCAATTTCATACGGGGGGACGTCGAAAAGAAAAAGTTGCATTTGAAACCCGAATACAAAGCCCCAACGCAAAGATTGAACGTTGCCGGGGCTATTGAGTATTTGAAAGATGATTATTAACATGGAAGCATTACCCGAAAAGACAAACAGATTGCCACAAACGTTGCCCGAAAAACGACAATCCGCCGCCGTTTTGCTTTATAGCGGAACGGCAAAAGCAATTGACGTTCGCCGGGCAATGGTTGAGTTACCGGAGGTTGCCAAAGCATTAACCCCGGTTGAAAAGTATATTTTCGTGGCGTCCACAAAAAAACAGATTGCCGAGATTGACGACGAAACGTTGATTGCCAAAACCGGGCAAATGTTCCGGTTTATCGCAATGGACGTGGGGTTTATCATTCCCACGGAAAACCGGGACGATTGGACGTATATTTGTACCCGGTTGTTGGATTTGCTCAAACGCTATTATTCGCAATTAACATTATCCGAGGTTAAATTAGCGTTTGAATTGCTGATTACCGGGGAATTAGACGACTATTTGCCAAAGGATAGGGACGGCAACGCCGAACGGAAACATTACCAACAATTCAACGCCGATTATTTCGCAAAGGTATTGAACGCATATTGCCGGAAACAAAACCAAGTTATCGGCAAAGCATATACAGCATTGCCGGAACCGAAAAAGGAGTTAAGCCCGGAGCAAATCCGGTATTATCGCAATCAATCGGTTATGACTTGTTTAATGTGTTTTTTGCGCTATAAATATACCGGGCGTTTAGTGTTTGGATTAACCGACGAAATGTTTGTTTATAATTGGTTGTTGGGCGTTGGGTTAGCGGATGAAGTGAAAGAAACCGAGGACGACCGGAAAGAAGCGTATAACCGATTTTTGGCACGTGCCGCCCGTGGGTTCGTTAATGAATTTACGGTTTATCACGTTCGTAAACAAGGAACCCAAAGCCCGGAAATTGATTATACAGCCTTTGAGGTTGCCCGGCGTAAAGAGATTAAACGGACGTTCGACCGAATGATTAAGGACGAAATTTATATTTACCATTATTTGAAATTTGAAAAATGAAAATAGATTGTATTATTGGGATTGACCCCGGAGCCGCCGGGGGTATCGTGGTTTGGCGACCCAACCACAACGCAACGGCAATTAAGATGCCTAAAGACATTAACGAGATACGGGATTTTCTCAACTATTACAAAGAGATTTGCACGCCGATTATCTTTTTGGAAAAATTGAGCGTTCGCCCGGACGACGTAACGGTTGAGGATGCCGGGGCAAACATGGGTAAGTTGTACCGCATTCAAAAGATGTTGCAAAACTTTGAGCATTTGAAAGCTATTATAACCGTCGCCGAAATACCATTTGTTTTGGTTAATGCAATGAAATGGCAAAACGACCTTAAATTGCGTATCAAGGTCAAAGGGAAAAAGGAAGAAAAGGCAGACCGCAAACGACGGTTCCGGGATATTGCCGGGAAATTGTACCCGGAGATTACCCCGGCGTTGTGGAATGCGGACGCAACGTTAATTATGCACTTTGGACGGTTCATTTTGCAGAATAACCCCCGTTGGGTTTTGGAAAATTTGCCCCAACAAATGCACAACCGTTTATTTTAAGCCCGTAGGGACGTTTAATTATTCAAATGGTTACTTATATGGCAGACGAAACAAAAGCCCCGCAAATCGAAAATCCCGAAAAAATAACGGCAAAAGATTTGGCGGAAATGGTAAAACAGATGCGGCACAACCAACGACGTTGTCAACGGAACCCAACCCCGGAAAAATTGGCAACGTTGGAAAGTTGGGAACGCAAAGTTGATGCGGTCGTTGCTGTATTGACCGATACACAAATGAAATTGTTTTGATAATGGACGAAATGGATTATATCTATTTAGGCGACCGATTGACCCGCCCGGAATTGCGACGTATGCCGTGCCGGGCGGTTCGTCGTTCCGATGGTAAATGTATAAGAGGGCGCAACGGTAATATGTTAGTTGAGTTTGGCGGCGTGGGTAAATGCGTTGTTTTGGGGCGATTATTGCGGAAAATAAAAAAATAGCCGAAAATAAAAGATAAAAGTTTTGGTAATATAAAAACTATACGTATATTTGCGGCATGATAATAACACGACCGGGCGTTTTCCCGGTAACTATAAAAACAAAATAGTATGAGAGCGAAAACAAGTATTTACGATTTTAGTTTTATTCCAAGCGGTTACGGACATTATAAAGTAACTTATACGTCCCCCGTTACCGGGAAACAATGGACGGCAACAACAAACGATATGCCGTTAATTGACGCAACAAAGAACGCCGACGAACCCAAACGCCGGGATTTAGAAACACTTAAAAGAGTTTGCAAAAATGGATAAGGACGAATTGGGAGCCGTGCGGCACGCAATGACGGCAAAAGAGTTGGACGACCTATATAAGCGATTGGAAAACTTTATTGCTGATTGTACCCGGTTAGAGGTTGACGCCAACCGGGATGCACTTAATAAAGTGCAAACCATGATACACCAAAGAATGAGATTAACAAAATAGTAATAACCGCCGGGGGGAACTCCGGCATAAACAATTAGAGCGATGTATATTAAAAAATTGGAATTGTTGAATTTTCAAGTTATCAAAGAGTTCAATGCAGATTTTGAGGGTAATGTATATTTCATTACCGGGGACAACGAGTTAGGCAAATCAACCCTATTAAAAGCAATCGGCGCAATGTTGACCGGGAACCGGGACGCCGTGTTGAAAAATGGAGAGGACAAAGGGTTTGCGAAAATGGTAGTAGGTAACGACGGCGAAAATTACGAGGTCGAATTAAAGTTTACCAAAGCCAACCCACGGGGGACGTTATCCATTAAATCCCAAACAACCGGGATGCGTTCGGATAACGTTTCAATGCTGCAAAAGATTTTCGGCTACCAAGATTTTGACGCCGTGGAGTTTTCCCGTTGGAGTGAAACCGCCGAGGGACGCCGCAAACAAATTGAGGTTGTAAAGGCTTTGTTGCCGGAAAAGGTGCGCACCCGGATTGCAGAAATTGACGCCGAGGTTACGACCGTTAAGGACAAAAGAAAAGACGCCAACGCCGAGGTCAAGACGTACACAACCATTTGCGCCAACGCTGAAAAGCAATTGAAACCCGGCGACGTCAAAACGTATGCCGAGAAAAAGGATATTACGGCGTTGATGGAAGAACAAAACGAAAATGCCCGGTTGATTGAGAAAGCGAAAACGGTACGTCAAGCCCGGCAACAAAGGATTGAACAATTGGAGGCAATCCCCGGACGTATTAAAACCGCCAACGATAACCACGACAAAGCCGTTGCGGTTATTGATACCAATTTAGCGAATGAGGAAAAAGAGGTTGCCCGCATTATCGCCGAGGCGCAAAAACGGTTAGAGGACGCTAAAAAAGAGGCGAAAATATCCCGTAAAAACGTCGATGCCGAATTAAAGGAAACATTGGCAACCATTGAGGCGGAAAAAGCCGATTTTGAAAAGCGCAAAGCGAATGCCGACAAATGGTTAGAGGAATATGAAGCCAATAACCCCGAACAATTAGACACGGCGGAACAACTGAAAAAAGCCGAGGAACATAACCGTATCAATGCGTTGGTTGTGGATTACATGGCAAAGAAGAAACAAAAGGAAGCCGCCGAGAAAACCGCCCGCACGTTTGAGGACAAATTAGACGCATTGGCAAAAGAAAGGGAAACACTTATTGCAACGTCCAAATTACCGATTGCCGGGCTTTCGTTCACGGACGACGGATTAGAATTAAACGGCGTGCCGTTCGTCGCCGGGAAAGTTTCAGATAGTCAAATTATGGAGGTTGCCGCCAAACTGATTATTGCAAGCAATCCGACGGTTAAGGTGTTCCGCATTGCAAGGGGCGAGAGTTTGGGCGAAAAGCGTTTACAGGCGATTATAGACATTGCAAAGGCAAACGGTTTTCAAGGCTTTATTGAGGAAGTGAAGCGGGGACAAACTGATTTAGTCGTTGAGGAATACACGGAAAACGAATAATAACCGGGGGCGGGCTTTCCGTCCCCTTAAAATCTAAAACAATGGCATATACATTGAATGATAATTTGAAATGTTGGGCGGAACAATACGAAACCGCCGAGTTTATCCAATCCGACCCGGTGCAAATCCCGCACCGTTACGATAGTCGGGTAAACATTGAGATTAGCGCATTTGTTACGGCGTGGATTGCGTGGGGTTCCCGCAAACAGATAATCCAAAAGGCGGATTTTATCGACCGGGAAATTTTCAAGGGTGCGCCGTATCATTACATTGTTGGAACCGATACGCAGGGAACCGCCCCGGAATGGAAGCAATACAAAGGCAGTAAAGAGAATTTTTATAGAACGTTTACATACGCCAATTTTCACGACCTTTGCGCCCGCTTGTTTGACGTATATAGTAAGTTTGAGAACATGGAAAAGGCATTGCAAGCGCAACCGGGCGGGCGTCCATTGGAGCAATTACAACGTCTTTTCGGCGATGTTAAGGGCGTGCCGGATATGGAAACGAAAAGCGGTTGCAAACGCTTATGTATGTTTTTGCGTTGGATGTGTCGCCACGGTTCCCCGGTTGACTTTGGATTGTGGACGATTTGCGACCCCCGTAATTTAATCATTCCATTAGATACCCACGTACATAAACAGGCATTGCGGTTGGGGCTTGTAAAACGTCGGACGCCGGATTTGCAAACAGCCATTGAGATAACCGACCGTTTCGCCGAGATATTCCCGGATGACCCGACAAAGGGCGATTTTGCGTTATTTGGTTATGGAGTGAACAACGGTAAGGTTGCACCCGTTACGACGGAACCGGAACCGGAAAAAGAACAACCAACCGCCGTGGCTGATTTATCAATTGCCGATGTTTTGAAAATGCGATTGTTTTACGACAATGCCGCCGCCGAAATTCGGGATATATGGGAAAAGCGAGAAAAAGCCCGTAAAGAGTTGAAGCCGGGCGAACGTTTACAAGCGCACCCAATCGACAAATTGCACGCCGCCGGATTGTTGGAGCCGGGCGAATTTGTCGTTACGTTCGCAAAGATTATGGATAAGCGGGAAACCCGATTGTCGAGCATGGAACGGGGCGTTATTCATACTTTAGGAATGACGGCATTTAGTAACACAATGCAAAAATTAATAGCCGATGAAAAAGCGAGAAATAACAGCGACGGGAACAATAAACAATAACGGCGGGTTGGCAATGTACATGGGGGAATTAAACGAGTTTTTCAAGGGTTGGAAAGGTTCCCGCATTATTGCCCGGTTTATTGTTGCGTCCCCCGGTTCGTCCGAGGCTTTGAAAGGGTATTATTTCAACTATGTTGTACCGACGTTTAAGCACGCAATTTGGGAGGCGGGCGAACGTCTTACAGAGGAACAAACCGAACGACGTTTGCGGGAGTTTTCCCCAATTATGTACGTTGAACGGGTCAACGAAGAAACGGGGGTATATTCCCACGATTTGCGCACCGTGGCGGATTTGTCGAACGCCGAGTTAATCGAACATATCGAAACGCTCAAACAGATTGCCGCCGAGGAATACAATACATTTATTGACGACCCCCGCACGTTGTAGGTATGTTTTGCAAGTGTAACGGAAAACGGAAAAATTACCCGTTGGCGGGTTGGCGGATTATTCGCCACGAATACACGCCAAAGCATTACAGCCGGATAAAGTGTTTACGGTGCGGGTGCGTTTGGATTACACGGGCAAAGTATGTTAAACAAACCCCCAATGAGGACGGGCAAAAAAGACTTTTTTAGTATGGAATTAAACGATAAATCCCCGATGCCGCAAGGTAAATTTAAGGGGCAACCGATGGAAAACGTACCGTATTGGCATTTGCTTTGGTTAGAGAACCAACCATATTGCCGCAAAGATGTAAAACAATACATTGAGGAAAACCGGGACGTTTTGGAGTTGGAGAAAAAGCGGGATAAATACCGCAATGAGAGCGAAAACAGTAATTAACGATTTAATATTTAAGGTTATGCAAAAAATTGATTTGAAAGATGTTTGTTTCTTTGATTGTGAAACAACCGGGGTTCCGGCAAAGGGTTTGAAATGGGATGCGGATTTTGAGCAATTCCCGCACGTCGTCCAATTGGCATGGTCGTTGGGCGATAAGGAAAAAAGTTATATTATCAAACCCGATAATTACGAGATACCCCCGGAAACAACCGCAATACACGGTATAACAACCGAACGGGCAATTAAAGAGGGCGTACCATTTGCCGAGGTTGTGGACGAATTTTTAGCGGATGCAAACGCCGCCCCGCTTGTATGTGCGCACAACATTTACTTTGATAGTTCAATGTTAAAAGCAAACGTTTTGCGCTATTGTGGACGGGAATATTACGACGCACACGTTGAGGACGCATTACATAAGGGCAAACGCATTGATACAATGATGAAAACAATTAAGTTTGTAGGCGCATTGTATTCAAACGGGCGACCGGGAAAATATCCCAAATTAGAGGAATTATATAGTAAGTTATTCCCCGGCGAAACATTCCCGGCACATGACGCATTAGAGGACATAAGGGCGTTGCGCCGTTGCGTCCCGGAATTGGTTAATTTGGGGATTATTGAGTTGGTGCAAAAGGAATACCCGGCGGAACAACTCAAAGCCCAATTTGAGCCGGAAAAGCCCAAAGGCGGGCGCAATATTGAGTTCCACGACCCCAACCCGGTAACGGAACCAATCGGAACCGGGGAACCCGCCCCGGAACCAATCCCGGAACCGGAACGCCCGGCGGTTCCGTCGAATAGTAAGACACGGGAATTGTTGGACGAAAACGAATTTTGATTAAAACCGTGCCGGGCGGGTTCCCGGCAACAAATAATATTACAATATGAGCGAAGAAAAAAAAGCCGCAAACGTTATGTTGATACCAAGCGAAAAGGCGTTTGCATTGTCGAAAGTCAAGACATTAAAGGACGGCGGGTTAGACGTACATTATGAAGTTACCGAAACAATCGGTAATGAGAGTTACACGAACAAATACCACGTCGAAAGTGCAAAGGACATACACCCGGATTTGCGGGATTGTTTCGACCGTTTGCGCCCAATCATGGGACGGATTTTTAATATTACGTCCTTTCTTTCAATGGTTGAAACGTCCGATTTCAAAGCAACCAAAAAGCAAAGCGAATTATCACGGGATTTTGCCGACGAAATGTTGAAAAACATAGAGGTTCGGGGCGTGTCCTTTTCCGGTCAAGACGATAACGTAGGGGTTGTTTTAACCGGGTTGTTTACCGTGTCTAACAATCAGAAAACCGCAATCAATTCGCCCCGCCTTAAATTTAATACGGAAACGTTCGGGTTTGAGGAAGAATTAGAAGAAATTGCCGCCGACATTGAAACCGAGGTTTACGCATTTCTTTTCAAGGGCAAAAAGGCGCAATTGGAGTTGTTCGGGGCTGATGGCGAACCCGCACCCGGATTGAATGCCGAAAAGGTAGAGGATAACGGATTGTTCCCGGATATTAACGACCCGGCGGACGACCCAGAACCGAACGACGAAACGGCGGAAATGTAAGAGTATGGAACCGTATTTGTTGACAGACCGGGACGAATACCAATAAATTTGCTATATTTGCAGCATGAACGGGGATAGGTTGGAGTAGCTACCAACTGAAAAGGGCAAGCCAACAGCCCGCCCCGTTTTTCTTAAATGTTGGCTTACTTATAAAGTTGGCAAATATGGAAAATTTAAAAGAAATTGGAGGATTTCCCGGATATTGTGTTGATAATACGGGAAACGTTTTTAGTGTTAAAACGGATGTTATGTTGAAACCGTGGAAAATAAACGGATATAATGCCGTTGGACTATATAGGAGCGGGAAACGATACGTTTTTTTAGTTCATAGATTAGTTGCGGCGGCTTTCATTCCGAACCCGGACAATAAACAACAAGTTGACCACATAAACGGAAATTTAACCGATAATCGGGTTTGCAATTTGCGTTGGGTTACACCAAAGGAAAATAGTAATAACCCGGTAACGGTTGATAAACTAAAGCGCATATTGAACAATAAACCGCATTACGCCGCAAAAGGATTGGCGCAATATGATTTGAACGGAAATTTGATAAAAACGTATATATCATTTGCCGAAGCAAAGAAAAGCGGATTTTTACGGAAAGGTATTTGTAAAAACTTAGATGGTAAAACAAAAAATTATAATGGTTTTGTATGGAAACGATTATTATAGACGACCGAGAAAGTTATAATTATGTTGTATCACGTGGCTATCAACCATTATTAGACATTAAGTTGTTTAAAATGGATATTCGTTTGAGGGTTGAGATACAACGGGAATTGTTCGGGCATTGTATTACGGGACGGGGTGCAAATATCATGGCGGCAAATGAACGCTTTTTTCGTTGGGTTTGGGAGCATAAGCCGCACCGATGCGAGGAAACATTAAAGCCGTTGGCGAATTATTCCGCCGTCTATTGTTCCCACATTTTGACCCGTGGGGCATACCCGGAAATGGCGCACGACCCCCGCAATATAAATATCCTTTCCTTTGAATGCCATAACCGTTGGGAAAATGGCGACCGGGAACGAATGCGAATTTACCCGGAGAATATGCGGTTAATTGAGTTAATGAAAGCCGAATATCAACAATTAAAGTTAGTTTAATGAGAACTAAAAAAAGAACCCCCGATTTTGGGGCAATTTCCCGGTCGTCAATCAAAAAAGACTTTCAGAGAGTACAAAGATACCCCGCCGAGGAAAAACGCCCGCAAATCGAAGAATTGCCAAAAATAAACGCCGAACGTCGTGTTATCCATATATCGGAAACAAGCGCATACGCCAAGTTTTCCCGGTACATTGTCGGTAAATTGGTACGACTAAAAGAAAAAGCGAACGTTGGCGGCAATTCGTGGTATTGCGAGTTTGTGCATGACGACGACCGGAAAGCCTTAAACATGGCGGCGGGTTGGTCTGATAATAAGAAATTGTATTTGTTGGATGGTGTTAAATTCAAATAGTTATGAGTGTAAACAAAGTTACTTTATTAGGACATACCGGGAAAGCCCCGGATTTTAAGGAGTTCGACAACGGCGGTTGCGTTGCGACCTTTTCGTTGGCGACTACAAAACGGGGTTATACCACAAAGGACGGGCGACAAATCCCGGAGCGTACCGAGTGGCACAACATTGTATTGCAAAACGGGTTGGCAAAGGTCGCCAATCAGTACGTTAAAAAGGGCGATAAACTCTATATTGAGGGGGAATTAAGAACCCGGAGTTATGACGATGCGCAAGGCGTGAAACGGTATATTACCGAGATTGTCGCAACCGATATGGAAATGTTGACGCCCAAAGGAACCGGAGCCGGAACGCAAGCCCCGCCGCCGCCCGTACCGGATGCACCCGCCCCCGACGGAACCGACGATTTACCGTTTTAATCTGTTTGAGTATGGGAGCGATAAACGGACGGGTTATTTACAGCCCAAAGGGAAAAGCCGGGGAATATGCCGAGAACGCCGCCAACTTTTACGTTGGTTGTTCCAATGGATGCACGTATTGTTATTTGCGCAAAGGGCGGGGCGCAAAAGTGTTGGGCGGCAATACCCCGGAATTGAAAAAGGCATTACGGGAATATCCATACGCATTGGATATATTTACGAATGAGTTGTTGAAGCATAAGGACGAATTGCAAAAAACGGGGTTGTTCTTTTCGTTCACGACCGACCCGTTATTGCCGGAAACGCAAAGGTTGACCCGCCAAGCAATCGGCGTTTGTCAACGCCACGGCGTCCCGGTAAAGGTATTGAGTAAATGCGCCGAGGGTATCAATATTTTAATCGACTTTGCCGAGGCGTCCGAGGGTTGGGACAAATCCCGTATTGCCATTGGTTCCACGTTGACCGGATGCGACGAATTGGAACCCAAAGCAAGCCCAAACCGGATGCGGATAAACGCATTGGTGCGGGCAAAACGCCACGGGTTCCGTACCTTTGCGAGCGTGGAACCAATCCCCGTGGGAATGTTTGACCGGGCGTTTTCTGTAATTGCTTTGTCGTACCCCTTTGTTGACTTGTTTAAGATTGGATTGCAAAGCGGTTGCAGATATACCAAGCGGGAAACATTGACGTTTTACAACGACGTGTTCGACTATTGGGAGGCGCACCCGGACAAAACACCCCGGATATATTGGAAAGATAGTTTTGTAAGAGCGTCCGGGATTGACCGGGAAACATTGCCCGGTTATTGTGTCCCGGCAAATTGGGATTTGTTCAATGAAAAGAAATGAAATAAGGGTTGAAGTTCCCGCCGATTGTCAATTAGTTGGCGTAAGGACGGACGGCGATGTTGCCGTTATCATTTACGAACCAATTCAAAGCGTCCGGCAAATTGGATTTATCCATTACCCGGAACCAAACGACGAAAACGAGGACGAACCCGATAATAAAAAATGATTATGCAGTATAATAACAAAGATTATAAGCCGAAATTGCACGACCGTTGGCGTGCATTAACCGTTAAAAACCCGTATGCAACGCAGTTGGTAACGGCGGCGTATGAGGACAACGGAATTGTTTACGGAGAAAAATGTATTGAGGTACGCAGCAAAAACACGCCGTACCGGGGCGATTTAATGGTTTGTTCGTCTGCTAATCCCGTAATTGCGGGATATGAAAGCGGGGTAACGTTGGGGTTGGTTGAATTGTACGACGTTAAGCCCGTCGCCGAGTTTACCCCGGAAGATTGGGAGAATACCCGCATACCGCCCGAAAAACGCAAATCCATTACAAAGGGGTTCGGTTGGATGATGCGGAACCCCCGCCGGGTTGTTGAGTTTCCAATTAAGGGACAATTGGGTATTTATAATTTGGTTTATACCAAAAGCGTAATAACCGAATATCCACGGGCGTTGGTAGTCGATAAACAGAGTTACGAATTATTAAACAGAAAAGGAAATGAGTAAAAAACAAGTTGGAATTATCCGCAACAATGGCGACGTACATACGGCGCAAATTGGGTTCCATATCGGACGGGTTGGCGTATCTGTTTACGTCCGGGAATATTGGAAATATAAGAGTTGGTTTATTGTTCCCGGCGTGTCCGTGGATGCGGTCAACGGTTACGACCGTTACGTTGACATTGAGGCGAAAATATTGTTTGTCGGCATTGGCATACGGTTTATATGGATTAAAAGAAAGGTAAAACGATGAAAGCAAAGATTTTATTGTTATCTTTGGCAACGCTTTTGTTGGGGGCGTCCCAAAGCGAGAACGAACCAACAGAGGCATTTTATTTACTTCAAAAATCCGAGAGCATGGAAGAAAGAAACGAGTTTGTAACGAATACCACGGCGGCAATGATACAGATAAACGCCCCCCGGTATAATTGCGAGATTGTCGAAACCGCATTGGCGGGCGGCGATAGGGTACGAATTTGCGTAAAAGGCGCAAAGGAAGATTTGGACGCATTGTTTGACTATGTAAACGAAGCGGGCAAAGAATGAGAGTAAAGCAACCCGAACCGTTCGACCCAAACAGAGAATACCGCCCCGGCGAACGTTGCGTTTACCGGGGTATGGTATTGATTGCCGAGATATGGACGGCGGCGGATGCACGATTAGCCAACAACAACCCCGCAATATTTACGCAACGTTGCGTTCGATGCAAAATCAAAAGGGAAGATTGCCCCGGAATTGGTAGGCAATGCGATAAATTCCATAGGAGCGACCGGAAAACGATTTATTGGCGTTTGTTGCGTATCGTCGGGGGATTTAAGGGCGTCGAAACATTAGAATTTAATTATAACGGAACAATTGCCGGGGTTAAGGTTGAAGCCGCCCCGGATAGTAATAACAAATAAATTTTTAGAGCGATGAACAAACAAGTATTAAGCCCCTTTGATTGCGATATGTGCGCAATGATTGAGGACATAACAAAACAAGAAATTGAGGTTACGGCGTCCGATACCTCAATACGTTTGAGTTGGGCGCAAAATGGAAGCAAGGGAAACGATAAAGCCGAGGGACAAAGGATTGAGGCGTTAAAACAGGCAATTCGGGGACGATTGGGCGACCGCTTAATTGAGTTCCTTTATGCCGATGGTATGCAGTCGGTTTTTATGAAGTACGACCCGGAGGAATACCCGGAGGAAATGCGCACCCGTTTAGTTGACCCGGACGCCACGGCGGGAACCCGGTATTGTCGCACCTTGTTAGAGGTGGACGCAATCCAATTTCGCCGGGACAACGTGGATGACGTGTTGAGGTTTACCGGAGGGGGAACCGTTGTAATGCCCCGAACCCCGGACGGCAAAGCAATGTTTTCTTTTCCCGATGGCAACGGCATATTCGTTGACGTGCCGGAAAGTTGGTATATTATCCGGGAATTGAACGGACGATTTACCGCCCGACCGGAAAAGGATTTCAAACGGGAATTTGAAGCCAAAGGAATAAACACGGTTGGAAATTATGACGGACAACCCGCCCGTCCGTCCGTTTCTCAAATTATCCTTTTGTTCAATGAATTGTTCGGCACAAATATTGCGTCCCGTTGCCGAAAAATGGAGGAAGAATTTAACGAGTACAAAGAGGCGGTAAAACACGCAATGCCGACATTCGACGACCCCGGACGAATGAACGCCGTAATTGATGAATTGGCAGACCTTAACGCCGTCGTATTTCATTCCGCCGCAATATTAGGCATACCGCAACGGGATTTGTTGGAAATGGCATACGACAAAGTAAAAGGACGCCAAACCGACCCTAATTATAAGCGGACGCACCCACACGAACCGAATAAAGGTTGCGGCGATTGTTCCAATTTCTCGTATAAGGACGTAAACGGGAACGGTTATTGCGAAGCGTTCAAATCTGAACAAAGGTGCGGAGATTTCCGTTGCCAAGAATATAAACCCAAAAAATAATAGAGCGATGAAAGAAAAAAGTTTTGCACAAGAATTGGCGGCATTGATTAACCGCCACGGTATCGACGCCAAAATGAATACGAACGATTGGATTTTAGCAGATGTTGCCATTGATGCGTTAAACGCATACGGGAAAGCCAACCAATTACGGGAAAAAATGGCAAACGCCCCGGAACCGGGGAAAGACGATTGCGATTGCCCGGCGTGTACATTGCGCCGAACCTTACAAGGGAAAGCCCAACCCGGAGGGAAAGAATACAGAAAACCGGAGGCGTTCGACGTACCAAAAGAAGTGGAAGCAATGGCGGCGTTCTTTGCTGATATGTTCCCCGGTTCCGAAATACAAATCCAACGGGTCGATTTGAAAAAGAATCCACGGGATAAACGCCGGGCAAAGAACCAACAAAAGAACCGAAAAGGAGGGCGCAACAATGAAAGATAATTGCAAAAACCCATGTATGATGTTTGCTAATCCCAATATTTGCTTTATTTGGGATGAAAGATTAAGAGAATGGCGACACACAACCGCCGACCGGATAATATCCGGGTTAATGGGTAACTATCAAAGCGTAAAAGCATGAAAGCAAAAAATAATTGCCCGGATATAATTCCGAATATGCCGACCGAATGCGCCCCGGATAATCGACGCCCCGAAAAGATATGCGGAACGTGTCGATATTTCAACCCGGAATTTCCGGTAAATGGAAAGCCCGCCCCGGTATGTTTGGCAATAAAGGAAATGAAAGGGGGAACGGAATACACCAACCCCCGTGGAACGCAACATTATTTTCGTTGCTCAAATGGGAGATACGAAAACGGTATAGGACAATAGGCAATAAGCCCCGGAAAACAAAGCCGGGGTTTTGCCGTTTATATACATGAGAGTACAAACGTTTGGCAATGCGCCGGAAAAGCCGTAAATTTGCCCCGTGGTTGAAAGATAACCATTAAGACGATAAAAGTATTGAGTTAATAACAAAAGCCTCTTAAAATGGAAATTCCCCGCAAATAACTTGTAAAGGGTAAACACGTTTTAAGGAGGGACGGGATAAGAAAAGACATAGAGAGCCGGAAAGGAACCAAAGGGAGAAAGGGAAAAGGAACCGAGGAACCGAAACGATGTTTAAGACATTAGGCGCAAAGGTCGATTTTTTACCCCGTTTGAACATTAAAAGAGGTTGAACGATGGGAAAATTGAAAACGGGTAATAGGAGCCGGAAACCCGCCGGATATAATAAGCGTACCGAGGAACAACGGGATTATGACGTTGCGTTTTGTTCTAATCTGTTTTTACGTGGTTATTCATACCGGGAAATAGTGGCGGCGTTGAATGCTGATTTAGCGAAACGGGAAACGGGTTATACTATTTCGTTGGCAATGGTTTATTACGACTTGCAACAATGCCTTATCGAATGGAAGCGGGAACGGTTGGATAACATAGACGAATATGTTACACAAGAATTGCGTAAATTGGATATAATGGAGGTGCAAGCATGGGAGGCGTGGGAGGCGTCGAAAACCGGAAAGATGCGCACCAAAGAGAAAACCAACAAAGGGCGACCAATCAAAACCGATGCCGAGGACGGCGACCCGGAATATTACGGGTACAATGAAACCGCAACCGAAACGTCCGCCGGGAACCCCCGGTTTTTGGATTTGCTTTTGAACATTCAGCAACGCAGGGCAAAAATGTTAGGGTTTGATGCACCCGTTAAAATTGAGATACCCGGATATAACGCCACGACCGACGACGATAAACCAAAGTACGACGTTAAGGCAATCCCGGACGATATGTTGTTTGCGTTGGCTGATAAACTGCAATCCGCCGAATATCAAAAGGCATTGTTGGAGAAAGGAGGGGCGCAATAATGGCAAAGAGAGTAACCGCACCCCGTCCGGGAACCAAGCAACCGGAATGGCAAACCGAGATTTGCGACACGTGCCGTTTTTCGGAATGGATAACGGACGACCATAGACACCGGGATTTAAACGGGAACCCGATTTGTTTACGTTGCCCGCATTATCAATATTACATTGTCCGAGGTCACCGGGCGTGTTCTAAATGGGAGAAAGGAGCAAAGCAATGAACAACGAACAATTATTGCAGATGTACGACGCAATCCGGCAACAACCGGATTTGCTTGTTAAAGCCGCCGCCCGTAAACGCCTTATCAACTTTGCCCGGTATATGCAACCGGATTTAGTATTAGAGCCGTTCCACGTCGTCTATTATACGTTGTTGGATATGTTTGCGCACGGCAAAATACGAAAGATGATTGTACAACAACCGCCCCAACATGGCAAATCGGAGGGGTCGAGCCGAAAGTTACCCGCATTCATGGAGGGATTGAACCCGGATTTAAAAATTATGATAGGTTCATACGCCGCCACGATTGCACGGGATTTCAACAGGGACGTTCAACGTATCATTGACACGCCCCGGTATCGTGAATTGTTCCCCGGCACGTATCTAAATGGTTCCAACGTCGTAACGATGGCAAACACGTATTTACGCAATAGTGATGTTATCGAAATGGTAGGGCGTAAGGGGTCGTTGCGTGTTGTGGGGCGTGGCGGTTCGTTGACCTCTAAAACCGTGGACGTGTCTATATTGGACGACGTTTATAAGGATTACGCCGAAGGCAACAGCCCGATAGTACGGGCGGCGGCGTGGAAATGGTACACAACCGTTGTTCGTACCCGTTTGCACAACGATAGCCAAGAACTTATAGTATTTACCCGATGGCATGACGACGATTTAATAGGGCGCATTGAAAAGAGCGGGGAAATAATCATTGATGTAACCCGTTGGGCTGATTTGGATAACATACCGCCGGGGGCGTGGGTGCGCATAAACTTTGAGGCGTTGAAAACCGGGGAACCGACCGAGATAGACCCCCGCCCGGTTGGGGCTGCATTATGGGAGGGACGGCACAACCGTATGAAGTTGGAAGCGCAAAAGGCATTAGACCCGGTACAATTTCAATGCCTATATCAAGGAAACCCCGGTTCCGCCGAGGGTCGATTATATCAGCCGTTTAAAACGTGGGTTGAAAAATCCGATTACGGCACGTACATACGTTCCGGGGCATACATTGACGTTGCCGATGAGGGCGACGACCTTTTGTTTGCCGCCACGTATGACGTCTATAAATCCGACAACATGGTTTTCAACGAAAAGACAAAGCGTATGGAACCGTTGTTATTTGCTTTAATTACGGATATGGAAATGACGGACGACAATACGGACGTTACAACCGTAACCGTTCCCGCAATGATAAACCGGAACGGCACGCAAAAAGCATGGGTTGAAAGTAACAACGGGGGTGCGGGCTTTGAAAAGGTTATTAAAAAGAAAGTCCGGGCAATGACAGACCCGTTTTATCAAAGCGGTAACAAAGAAAGCCGGATAATAACAGCGTCCGCAATGGTAAACCAAAGTATAATAATGCCGTTCGGATGGGAAACCCGGTATAAAGCCGTTTACGACCATGTTACAACCTTTTTGCGTAATTTCGATGCGAATACGCACGACGACCCGGAGGACGGATTAACCGGGATTTACGAAAAAGAGATTGCCGACGGTAATATACAACCATACGCACACGCCAACCGGGGCGTTAAACGTCGTAACTAACAATTTAATTGAGATATGCAAGTTTATAACGGAAAAAGTTTATAACTTTGCAACGTAGAAGTAATACAGAGGGCAAAGGGACAGCCCAACGTGGTAACAAATGTAATTTTTAACGTTAAAATTTAAAGAGTATGATTACTTGTAAGTGTCCGGCGGCGGCTTCATTGCCCGATATTCCCGCCGTTAAATGTGCCGAAAGTTTCGGGCAAATCCAAAAGGTAGCGTTTCAACGTCTAACCAAAGACGATGGAAGCAAAAACAGTTTCACGACCGAAAAGGCAATTACTTTGCTTGCATCATGGACGTCGTTATTGTCGGCGGCTGATAGCACAAAAATTGTTGTTTCCCCGTATATCCAAGCCCCGACCAACGAAGCCGGAGCCGCCCGCACCTTTGGCGGCGGTAACGAAACATTGGGAGGTATTGAGGAAATTATAGGGCGTGAACCGAACCCGTTCACGGGCGTAATGCGTAAAATCCCCCAATCAGTAATTAAGGCAATGAAAGAATTGCAATGCGAAAGTTGGGCGGACAATTTGGGCGTTTATCTGTTTGACGAAAACGGAAGTATTGAAGCTATTCAAGACGAAAAGACCCCGACAACGTATTATCCTATTCCTATTCGTTCGTTATTCATTGGCGACAAAACACACGGCGGATTGGAAGCCCCGGACAGCAACGCAATACAATGGGCGTTTTTGCCGAACTATTCGGATGACCTCACAATTGTAACCCCGGATTTCAACCCGCTAACCGATTTGAAACCCGCAAACGGTTGACGATATGGCGGCAAAGGTTACAAAGGTTAAATTAATTTGTCCGCCGCATGGTTTAACCGATGAATTTGAGATTAAGCACGCCGAAAGGTTGTTGCGGATGCCAAACAACGGCGGTTGGCAGTTACCCAAAGACAGCGATTTTAAATTTACCAACGACAATGGGATTGAGTATAAACGAAATAAAAAAGCGGATAACGGAGCCGAAAAAGCGCAAAACGATAAATAAGGCTATTTATCACCAACAGCGCATTAATTTTCACGCCCGCACCCGTATAACGTCGTTTGACATTTGCCAACCGATAACGGATTTTATGGCATTTGTTTCTAACCTATTGCCGCATGATAAGTTTAAGATGTTCAAAACATTGTTCCGTTACCCCGTTAAGACAAACGAGGTAACGGGCGTTTGTTTTGATAAGTTGAGCCGGATTTTTGACGGTCGTAACCCGGCGTTCAATTATCAGTTCCAAAACCCGGAACAAAGGGACGATTGGGAATATTACCGCCAAGACGTATTACACGAACCGGAAATTTGGAGTACAAAAGGATGGGAGTTTTTCCAAACCGAAATAAATAGCGTTCTAATTGTCGATATGCCGAGCGAACAAAACCCCGCCGACAAATACCCGCAACCGTATTTCTATTGGTTGCCTATAGCATCCGTGATTGATTACATAGCCAACCCGACGACGGGGGTAATGGATTATATCATATTTAGGCAGGACGGGGAACGTATCGCAGTAATTGACGACGAACGTTATAGAGTTTTCAGAGAGGACAAAAACCACAATATCGGCGAATTGCTGATTGATAACCCGCACGACGTCGGTTATTGTCCCGCCCGTTTCTTTTGGAATGAACCGTTGAGTTTATCGGAACCCGACGTTAAGCAATCCCCGCTAACCAAGCAATTGGAGGCGTTGGATTGGTTTTTGTTTTACCATATCAGTAAGCGACATTTAGATTTGTACGGTGCATATCCGATATATTCCGGTTACGAACAATCATGCGATTTCAGTAACGGCGAAAATGGCGATTATTGCGACGGTGGGTTTTTGAAAGACAAACAAGGGTTTTACAGATTGGACGCCGCCGGGCTTTTGATGCGTTGCCCCAAATGCGGGGATAGTCGTATTAACGGCGTCGGTTCGTTCGTTGAAATACCAATACCGGACGGGGATAAACAACCCGATTTGCGTAACCCGGTGCAAATGCTAACCGTTGACCGTGGGAGTTTGGATTATAACGTTGAGGAAGAAAACCGCCTAAAGAATGACATTATTACGTCGGTTGTTGGAACCAACGAGGAAATAACCACACGGGACGCATTGAACGAGCAACAAATACAGGCGAATTTTGAGAGCCAAAGCACGGTATTAAACCGGGTAAAAAAGGGATTTGAGGCGGCGCAACAATTCGTCGATGAAACCGTTTGCCGTTTGAGGTATGGCGGTTTGTTCGTTTCTGCAAAAGTCAATTACGGCACGGAGTTTTATTTATCCAACGCAACGGAGTTACGGGAACGTTACAAGGTAGCAAAGGAAAGCGGCGCAAGCGAGGCGGAATTAGACGCACTACAAAACCAAATTATCGAAACGGAATACCGGAACAATCCAACCCAATTGCAACGTATGTTGACGTTGGCGGAATTGGAACCGTACCGACATTTGACCCGTTCCGAGGTATTGGATTTGTACGGAAAGAACATTATCAGCGAAAACGATATGCGTATAAAGTTGAATTTTGCTAACTTTGTACGCAGATTTGAGCGGGAATACATTAACGTTTTGGAATTTGGCTATAATATGCCGTTCAACTCTAAAATAAATTTTATAATAAGTAAATTTAACGATTATGCGAGTGAAAGTAAGCGAGGGCAAAACTAAAGACGTTGCGATTATCGACGTTACGCCCGAAAACTACATTGTCCCGGACAATGAGAAACATTTGTATCATTGCGTTATCGAAATTAAGAAATTCGACAGCGAAACGGGCAAACGGTTATCAATTCCCCGTATTCAGAAGTTCGGCAAAAAGGGTTATGAAAATAGCATTGCCGACAATCTGAGAAAACAGGGTTACACGATTACCGTATTGCACGACCCCAACGAGTACATGAAAGCCAAAGCCGAGGCGGACGAAAAGGCAAAGGCAGAAAAAGCCACAGCCAACGCCGAGAAAGCCGCCGCCGATGCAAAGGCAAAGGCAGAAGCCGAGGCGAAAGCCAAAGCCGAGGAAAAAGCGGCGTTAAAGGCTGAAATTTTGGCGGAATTGAAAGCGGCGGGAGTTATCCCGGCGGAACCCGCCAAAGAAACCAAAGCCGATGCAAAGGCAAAGGCAGAAGCCGAGGACAAACCCGGAGCGAAAAAGTAACAGAGTATTAAACTATTAAAAATACGATTATGGCACAGATTGCACAGCAGGACAATTTGGTTATTGAAGTAACAACAACCGCCGCCGCATTGGATGGCGCAACAAAGAAAAAGTTGATTGAATGTATTGAGGGCGGAACAATTACCGACGTCATTTTGGTAACAAAAGAGGTTGAAAAGAAAATCAGCCATGCACGTGTTGTTAGTTGGTTGGTTGACACAACCGGGGATTCGCCAAAATACACAATTGATATTATTAACGCAAACAGCGGCGCAGTAGAAGCAATCGCACTTAATTAATTCAAAGGGAAAGAATTATGTTAACGAGAGAAATTTTAGTTGCAAATGCGGCATTAGCCGGATTGACCGACGAACAATTGACAGCGATAACCACGTTATCCGTCAATGACGAAAATAGCGTAATAGCGAAGAAAACCGGGGAAATTTACGGCGGTTTGGATGCGGACATTTTAGCCGTGTCCGGTATCGCAAAGAACGGAACCGAAAAAACGTTTGATTACGCCAAACGAGTATTAACCGAGTTCAAAACCAAAGTTGAGGGCGCAAACGGTCTGCAATCACAGATTGACAGCCTAACCAAAGAAAAGGCACGTTTGGAAAAAGCCATTGCCGACGGTGCGACGGATGCGGAAACCGCAAAGGCATTGAAGCAAGCAAAGGCAGATTTGCAAAGCGTTACGACCCAATATAACGACCTCAAAAGCAAATACGATGAAGCCGAACAAACCCACACAAAGGAAGTGTTTGGCATTCGTGTTGAAACGGCATTGCAGACAGCAACCGCCGGGCTGAAGTTTAAGGCAGGATTGCCGGAAAGCGCAACAAAGGTTTTGTTGGGTCAAGCAATCGACAAAATTAAGGGTATGAACCCGGAATTTATCGACGACGGCAAAGGCGGCAAAATGTTAGCGTTTAAGGACGAAAACGGCGCAATCATGCGCAACCCGAACAATCAGTTGAACCCGTACACCCCCGGCGACCTTTTGACCCGTGAATTGGAAACAATGGGTATTTTGGATAAGGGACGCCAAGCGGCGGGCGGCGGCACGGGCGCACCAACCGGAGCCGGGGCGGGCGGTAATGTTACCGTTGACATATCCGGCGCAAAAACAAGGGTTGAGGCATACGACGCAATCGCAAACACTTTGCAACAACAAGGTTTGCAGATTGGAACGGCTGAATTTGACGCCGGAATGAAACAAGCATGGCAGGACAACAATATTGCTGCATTGCCGGAAAAGTAAAAGACAACACGGGTAAAGGGTAAACCCGCATTTATAAACAATTAATTTTTTAAACTATGAGTTTAATTGCAACAAGAGTACAGAATTGGCGGATAGAGAACCCGGAGTTAGACCGTAATATGTTCCGCCCGTGTGAGTACGGCGCATTGGATTTCTTTATTGAGCAAACCAACGCCCCCAACTCAATCATTAGCCCTAATTTGAGAGACAGGGCGTTAGTAAGTATCGGCAACACGGTACAAGTTCCGGTTATCAATTATGACGAAAACGTACAAGTTAGCAACGTGCGTTCATGCGTTATTGCTGATAATGAAAATACGTCCGCATTGGTAACGCTTGTTTGGGCTACTTATGCAATCGGGTTTACAATGGTTCCGGCGGCATACTCAAACAATGAGATTTCGTACCAACACGATTTTATGCGTAAAATGGAGAAAACAACCCGTGCGTTGGCGGATGCTTTGGATAAAGGAGCCGTTGCCGCATTGGAAGCGAACAAAACGCAGGTTTTCAAAACTTTGCTCAACTACAAGCAGACCGGAAACGTGGTACAAGTTCCAACCCAAATGGCAACCGAGATTTTGGGCGACATTAACCCAATCATGCGGGCGAATTGTTACCCGGAATATATCCACCTTATCGCAAATGCGGGGGTTGATAGCCTAATACGCAAGTTGGCGCAACATGGCGTTTACAACGACGTTAATAAGCGCATGGAATACGACAACAAAGTATTGCATTATACTAACAACGTAACAGACGAATCGGGTAAAATGGGAACAATGTTTGCCGTTGCCGATGGAAACGTTGGTATCTTAACCCGTGTTGACCGTGAGGCATACCGCCGCACCCGTGCGAATTTCCACGAATGGGACATTGTACGATTGCCGTACATTGATTTGCCCGTTGGTTCGCATTATTATACCGCCGTGGGCGACCAATCGGCGATTATGGGCGACGCAACCGCCGATTTGACGTGTGCGGTTAAGGAGTATTTCGGATTTAGCGTTGATGTTGCCTACATGGTAGCATATAACAGCAAACCGGACACCGTGGCAAATCCGATTATCAAAGCCGAGATTGCAGCACGCAACCCGAACGAACCGTTAGGAATGCCCGTATATGTAACCAACGCCGGGGAATTTCCCGCCGGGGGTGCAGGCGCATAAGCCGGAAAACGGAACAATTATTTAACCGAGGGGACGGGGTGGTTATCCCCGCCCTCTTTTTTATTGCAATCTTAATTCCTAATATGGGAAATAAATGGGCGTTTTTATGATAAGAATAAATGAAATATGCGAAGCGTTAAAAAATGTGTGCGGGTGGGAGCAATCATACGACCCGGCAAAGGCGATAGACGACAATTTAACGCAGACGGAAAGCGGGTTGTATTTTCAAGGTGCGCACCCGCTTTTGACGTTGGATAATATGGAGGCGATTATGCCGGATGATTGGGGAATACAATACCCCGTATGGGATGCGCTGACGCAATGGAAACAAAACAAGGTTGTGCAGTATGGTAATGATACAAACGGGAACAAATTGTTTTGGAAAGCGAAAGCGGATAACGTAGGAGAGGAACCAACGGAAGATTCTTTGTTTTGGAGCAAATACAACATTCTTTCGGACTTTTTGGAAAGAATGACACGCAACGGGATTGCAACCGCAATTCAGACATTTACCCAAATTAAGCAGTTGGATAAAGAAACACGCAATTTGTTAGAACGCAGAACGTTTTTTGATGGTGCCGGACGCATACGGGCAACCCTGCAAAATAATCATAAATTGGTTGGCTTTGAAATTGTCCCGGTTCGTGCAATGGGAGTGACGGCGAAAATTGAAAAGATAGGTTTGCAAATGACCGGGGGGACCGGGGTTGTTAGAATGTATTTGTTTCATTCGTCGCAGATAGACCCAATAAAGACTTTTGATTTGAATTTTACCGTTACAAATGGCGGTTTTCAGTGGTTCCCGTTAACTGATTGTTATTTGCCGTATATAAGCGACAAGAACAACGCCGGGGGGGCGTGGTTCCTTTGCTACAATCAAGACGAATTACCCGCCGGAATGGAAGCAATTAACGTATCAAAGGATTGGAGCCGGGAGCCGTGCGGAACGTGCAACATGGGTTCCGTTGAGGTTTGGCGAGAATTGACAAAGTATTTGCAAGTAACGCCGTTTATGTATAATGCGCCGGAAACGTTCGCAGAATACCCGGAGTTGTGGGATATTGCATACACGATGTACACACGAACCCAAAATTACGGGCTGAATTGCGAAATTACTATTGGATGCGATTTAACGGATTTCATTATTTCCCAAAGGCAGATTTTCCAAACGGTAATACAAAGACAAGTTGCTGCAATTGCATTGCGGACGTTGGCAATGAACCCCAACGTAAGGGTTAACCGCAATCAATCAAACGCAACCCGGATGGATATTTTGTATGAGTTGGACGGCAACACGTCCGGCGTTCGTCCCGGCGGTTTAGGTTACGACCTTAAAAAGTCTTATGAGGCGTTGCAAATAGATACGCAAGGGTTAGACCGTATCTGTTTAGCCTGCAATAACCGTGGGGTAAGATACAGAACCGTGTAATTATATAATTCAAAGGGAAAGTTGTATATAATTTCATGTAAAAGTTGTATTTATGAAACGGATAACCGATTTGCGAAAAAGGGTTGCGGATTTCAACGAGGCTTTGACGTCCGGGCGGATAATACAAAACATTATATGGGACAATGAGTCATATATAGTTGATTTGAACGCCGAGGAACAATTGTTTGAACAAGGTATTAACCGTTTGGGCGTCGAAATTTCGGATTATGCACCATACAGCCCCGTAACAATCGCAATTAAAGAGGCTAAGGGACAGCCGACAAACCGGGTAACGTTACGGGATGAGGGAGATTTTGAAAGTAGTTTTTATTTAGAGGTTGGCGACAAACAATTTGAAATTAAAGCGTCTGACTTTAAAACAGAGGATTTAATAAAAAAATACGGTCGTCAAATATTGGGTTTAACCGACGAAAATATTTCAATATTGATTTGGAAATATATTTTCCCGGATTTAATGGCAGAAACAAAAAAACAAATTTATGGCAAATAATGTAAAAGCCCCGGTTATTGACAACCCGGAATTGTTAGACCGGATAATTGGAAACATGCAAAACGGATTGGTTGATAATTTGCCGTGGTTGGATTTTGCATTTGGCAGGGCGGAAAGACTTGTTAAATACAACGGGAACCAAAAGCGATATTATACGCCAAATGTTTATTCCGGCAATAACGATTATATGGAAGTAACGCCGGATGCAAATATTGGTAATTTCTGTTTTTTTTGGGTTGACGACCCGCAAAACATAAGTTGGGAACCCGGCGTTGATATTGGGATAAAAACGGCGTTTTCGATTATCTTTTGGTTTGATTACAGAAAGATATACAACGATGCAAGCACACGCAACAAAGAGGATTTGAAGCG